CGGTGGTGGTCCTGGTGGCGGTGGTGGCGGAGGTGGTGGCGGAGCAGGAGGCGGTGGTGCGTTAGGACTTGCTTCTGCTGCGGTTAGTAAATCTTTTAAAGGTGTAGGATTCATGGCCGGCATAGCTGTAGCCGGCATCGGCAAACTTAAAGATACAGCTATACAGGCAGCTGGAGCATATGTAAAGTTTAGCGATACAGTGACAGGCGCAGTTGAATCATTGTCGAGATTGGATGGAAGTGCTACCGGTGCTGCCCAAATGTTTAGCGGTATTCCTATATTTGGTAAGTTGTTTACAGCAGTGGCAGGTGCAGCCGATGACGTTACTAAATCGTTTGTTGCTGTGTCACAGACCGGTGCCACATTTGGAGGTAGTATCAGTAATTTTGCCACAGCTGCTTCTCAAGCAGGCATGTCTATGGCAGAGTTTGGATCTATGATTCAGAAGAACGGCAATGCTATGACTGCGTTTGGAACCACCACAGAAGGTGGTGCAAGTAATTTTGCTCGAGTATCAAAACAACTGCGTAGTACCAGCAGTGAATTATATGCATTAGGATTTAGCACACAAGATATCAATCAAGGATTAGCCAGTTACGGTGCATTGATGAAGTCTCAAGGACTGCAAGGTAAAAAATCCAATGCAGAATTAGCACAGGGTGCCAAGTCCTATTTAAAAGAAATGGATGCGTTGGCAAAAGCCACAGGTCAATCAAGATCACAAGTAGAAGAATCAATGGCAGCAATGGCCAAAGATGCACAGTTCCAAGCATCCATGTCAGGGCTAGGTGAAGGAGTAAGAAACAGTTTCTTGGCAGTGACCGGTGGTCTTCCTAAAGGTCTTGAAACATTTGCCAAAGACATTATGTCTACTGGAACCGCCACAACAGAAGAAAATCAAAAGCTCATGGCAATGATGCCTCAGAGCGCGGCCATGCTGCAGAGAATGAATCAAAAAATGCAACGAGGCGAAGCGGTAACTTTAGAAGAACGCAACGCTTTAAACAATTTAATGAAACAGGAAGGTGGTAAACAATTACAAAACATAAAATACGCAGGAGCTGCCAGTGCCGAGCTAGGTGGCACTGTTAACGCATTAGCAGCTACTCAACAGATAAACACTAATGGTATAAAAGAAGCCACAGAAGAACAGAAAAAAGCAGCTGCTGAAACAGACAAGATGAATCAAAAGATGCAGCAGTTCCAAGCTGCAATCGCAGAAGTAGGTAACAAATTCAAGATGCTGTTGGCTAACAGTGGCATATTAGACTACCTAATCAGTGCGTTTGGCACAGTGGCCAATCTCGCAGAAAAATATTTGGTACCTGCTTTTAACCTTGTAGTGTCGGTGGCCATGAAGATATGGGAAGGCATGAGTCTATTGTTGGCTCCTGTGATAGATTACCTCAGTGAAAAATTTGGTGCTTCGGGGTTAGGCGGTACAGTCGAATTCATTGACGGTATTATGAATGCTGTGTTTCCGGTTCTAGGTGGCTTGGTTAGAGGAGCTATATTGGCCTTTGACGGGTTGTATAATGGCGTGATGCAGATCATTCAACCTTTGAAAGAATTAATGAGCAACATATTTGGAGTTTCAGAAAGCGCAGGAGGGTTCGGTGAGATATTAATTAAAGTAGGTGCATTTGTAGGAGAAGCGTTCCAAGTGCTAGGTACGGCTGTAGGAGTGCTAATTAAAGTGTTCGATTTTATGTTCACTCCAATTATCAAAGCAGTGGTAGCTATACTTGGTGGTATGTGGACGGTTGTCAAGGACGTGATTAATGGCTTGGCAAAATTTATGGATATTATTCAAGATGTGGGATCATTCTTTGATGATTTAATGGATCAAATTTTATTTGCTATAGGAAAATTAACTAAAGGCCTAGCAGGTATCAGTGAAAAAGAATATGCCGAACGTAAAGAACAATCCGATCAGCGTAAAAAAGATCGAGCTGAAGAAAGAGCATTGCGTAAAACCAACAATGACGAACTGACTAAAGCACAGATAACCGGTTTGAAAAAAGACGAAGCTCAATTTAAAGAAAAGAAACTTACCCATGATAGACTCACAACTGGAGCAAAAAAAGAAGCAGAAGCCAAAGAAGCTGCGGTAAAGGCTCAAGAAAAATTATTAGACTACAGTGCAGGACCAGAAGAACTGTTGAAACAGTTCAGCGGTAAGCAAGGCGGCTCTGTAGAAATTGGAATTAAAAAACAGGAAATTGGCAAAGAAAAAGATGCTGCTAACAAAGAACTAACAGAAGCCAAAACCACAGCTGAAAAGAAAGCAGCTATTGAAAAAGTTGAAGCAGCCGAAAAGAAATTAGAAGCACTTACTAAAGCAGAAAAGGCTCAAAAAGAAGCAGAAAAACAACAAATAATTAAAGATTTTGAAAAGTCTGGCAACGAAAAAGCCGATGCAGAAGCTAAAGAAAAAGCGGCAGTCCCAGCACCAGCTAAACCTCAACCTACCACAGCTCCTACAGATAAACCAGCGGTCCCAGCATCAGCTAAACCTCAACCTACCACACAAACTGACGCAGGCAAAAAAGCTCTTGAAGCAGATGCAGAAAAGAAAAAACAGGAAGCAGAAGCCAAAGCCAAAGCAGATGCAGAAGCCAAAGCCAAAGAAGATGCAGTAGCCAAAGAAAAACAAGAACAAGATAAAAAGTCTCAAGAATCTCCATCAGTATTGCTTGCGGAGTTAAATACTAAGATGGCACAAATGATAAAACTGCAGGCGCAGACCACTACAAATACCTATGAAGGTGTTCTGGCAACCAAAGGTCTTAATAAGAATCTATACAAAGCATGAGCTGGAAAAAATACTTCACCCCTGTTAACATAGACAACACCGGCGGCAGCATGAGCCCAATAAGTGGTCGCGGTCGTCCGGGTCCTGCTCGCGCCAATTACTCCAGCTATCTACCAGATGTTTACGCAGGTTCACCGAATCGCATTGAACGATACATGCAGTATGATACCATGGACATGGACTCAGAAGTCAATGCTGCTTTGGACATACTCACAGAATTCTGCACTCAAAAAGACAAAGAAAACGCCACACCATTCCACACATTTTTCCGCGGTGAGCCCACGGCTACTGAAGTTAAAATACTCAAAGACAGCCTACAGAAATGGTGCAAGCAGAATAGTTTTGAAACTAGAATCTTTCGCATACTACGCAACGCATTCAAATACGGTGACTGCTTTTTTATTCGCGATCCAGAAACCAAAAAATGGTTGTTTGTAGATGCTTCTAAAGTCACAAAGATCATCGTCAATGAATCAGAAGGCAAGATTCCTGAACAGTATGTGATCCGTGATCTTAACTTCAACTTCAAAGAATTCATAGCTACAACACCACATAATACTACAAACACAGCCCCTAGCGGTACTAGTTCATATACAACTGGAGGTGGTGGAGGTGGTAGAGGATTTGCAGGTGATGCAGCACGTTCAGTAGGAACAAGATTCAGTAATCAGACCAACGAAATCACGGTAGATGCCAAGCATGTTATCCATCTTTCATTGTCAGAAGGCCTGGACAACAACTATCCTTTTGGCAACAGTCTACTAGAATCAGTATTCAAAGTCTACAAGCAGAAAGAATTGCTTGAAGATGCTATCATTATCTATCGTATACAACGTGCTCCAGAAAGACGTATTTTCTATGTGGACGTTGGAAATATGCCGGCACACATGGCCATGAGCTTTGTTGAACGTGTTAAAAACGAAATCCAACAAAGACGTATTCCTAGCTCAACAGGTGGTGGAGCCAACGTCATAGACGCCAGTTATAATCCTCTAAGTGTAAACGAAGACTATTTCTTTCCACAGACTGCAGAAGGTCGTGGATCAAAAGTTGAAACACTGCCAGGCGGTACTAACCTAGGTGAAATCACAGACCTACGTTATTTTACTAACAAACTGTTCCGTGCTTTGCGCATACCTGCTTCATACCTACCTACATCTATTGATGAACAAGCCAACACTGTGTCTGATGGCAAAGTAGGCACTGCTTACATACAAGAACTGCGCTTTAACGAATACTGCAAACGTCTACAGAGCATCATAGTAGAAACATTTGATCTTGAATTCAAGCTGTGGCTTAATGACCAAGGTGTAAACATTGACAATGGCTTGTTTGAACTTAAATTTAATCAGCCGCAGAATTTTGCTGCTTATCGTCAAAGTGAATTAGACACAGCTAGAGCAGCAACGTTTTCACAGGTGGTACAGATTCCGCATCTCAGCAAGCGTTTTGCTATGAAACGATTCTTAGGCATGACCGAAGATGAGATCAAAGAAAACGAAAGATTATGGCGTGAGGAAAACGGTGCTAATATTAAAGCACCTGCCGATGCGCAGAGTCAGTTGAGAGGCATAGGTGTAACACCAGGAGGCATGGCTGCAGATGCTGGCGCTCAAGAAGCAGAAGCACCTTTAGACATGGCTGCTGCTGCAGAACCTGGAGCAGATGCCGGAGCAGAAGCAGCACCAGAAGCACCAGTTCAATAATAAATACATTATGCTTCTTAACGAATTCTTTTACTTCAACGAAAAAAACAACGACTTTGCTCAAGATCGTAGATATGAATCCAGCAGAGATCGCAGCATCATTGGCAAAAAAGACACAAGAAAGATACGTCTTACGCTGCGACAAATCAATCAACTGAGGCTTCAAAGCGAAGCACATCAATTAGAATCTCAATCTGAACTGGATTTTATAAGACAAATGTATGGAACTCCAGTTGGCGAAGAAGCAGCACCTGCATAATAACCCCGCGTTTGTTATAGGCAACGGCACTAGTCGACAGTGCTTGAATCTACGATCTCTAATGACTAACGGTGTAACCTACGGCTGTAATGCACAGTATCGTGAGTTTGAACCCCACTATCTAATAGCTGTAGATGTGAAAATGGTCAACGAAATCATTGAGTCTGGCTATAACAAAAAGCATCAAGTCTGGACAAATCCCAACAAAGGCATACAAACCAAACATAGTATAAACTTCTTTAGCCCGCACAAGGGATGGAGTTCAGGGCCCACAGCACTATGGTTTGCAGCTACTCAAGAACATAAAAGTATCTATATTTTTGGCTTTGACTATCAAGGATTGAACGGCAAATTTAATAACATATACGCAGATACATTTAACTATAAAAAATCAACAGATGCTGCCACTTATCACGGAAACTGGTTAAGTCAAACTGAAAAAGTAATTAAAGAATTCCGTCACACACATTTTTTTAGAGTCATAGAACCTGGAGCATTTATCCCGGACAAACTAGGACCTGCCCTGACTAATCTCAGTCATATCACCTACGATGAATTTAGTAGAAGTTTTCCTGATACTATATATTCAGATCAAATCAATCAAAAAACTACCATTTAACACCTGTTTGTAATCTTCGTGTTAAATAAACAACAGCCCATACCATTTGAGGAGAATACCATGGCCGACAATAAATTATTACAACAGATGCTTGAGAATCTAGTAAACGATGACCAAGCTAAAGCAGAAGAATTGTTCCACGAATATGTGGTAACAAAATCTCGTGAAATCTATGAATCTTTGATCGACAGCGAAATTGCTGAAGAAGAAGAAAAAGATGAAGACGACGAAGACATGGACGAAGCTGCTAAAGATGATGATGCAGAAGAAGACAAAGTCGACGAAGAATTTGAAGACATTGCCATTGAAGGCGATGACGATATGAGCCCAATGGGCGGAGATCCAACTGACGATCTAGAAGGCGACATCGATGCAGAAATGGATGACGAAGACATGGGTGACAAGTCTGAAGAAGAGTTGTTCCAAGATCTTGACAGTATTGTAGATGAATTACAGGCCAAATTTGATGAACTCAAAGGCGGTGACGACATGGGCGACATGGGCGATGATGACATGGGCGACATGGGCGATGAAAAAATGAAAGACAATTTTGATCTAGCCACTGTTCGTGAATACGTTGAGAAAGTTGCACCAGCTAAAATGGGCGATAACGGTGTTAACAACAAGTCTATCGTAGCTGGCAAGAATGACATGGGCGGTACAACTGCCAACATTCTAAGCGGCAAGAACGGTGCCCCTGGTTCAGAAACAGGTGAATTAAAAGGTTCAGGATTGCTGAAAGGCAAGCCGACCGAAGATAATGCTGGCAACATCAATGTCCCAGGTGCTAAGAACGGTAATGCGTTTTCTAAGAAAGAGCCCGGACATGGTGCTGAAAAAGCTGGTGCAAAAGAATCACCAGACAACAAGCAAAGCCTTTTCCGTGGTCGTAGATAATAGGACTTGACAAAGGTGAAAACTACTCTATCAGAACATTTGAGTTTTGACCAGGCTAAGATTGTCTTGGAGCGCGACGAAGGCAGCGACGGTAAAAAGTCGCTGCATCTAAACGGCATTTGCATTCAAGGAGACATCCGGAATGCAAATCAGCGTGTTTACTCTTCTGAAGAAATTGGCAGGGCTGTCAAAACGCTCAATGAACAGATCGCTGGTGGCTACTCCGTTCTTGGAGAAGTTGATCATCCTCAGGATTTAAAAATTAATCTAGATCGTGTTAGTCATATGATTACCAAGATGTGGATGGATGGTCCTAACGGCTACGGAAAACTAAAAATACTCCCAACTCCAATGGGGCAGTTGATTCAGTCCATGTTGGAAGCAGGAGTTAAACTGGGTGTTAGTTCCAGAGGATCCGGCGAAGTAGACAGTAGTGGCAAAGTGCAGGGTTTTGAAATAATCACAGTAGATGTGGTAGCACAGCCCAGCGCCCCGGGAGCTTATCCCACACCAGTATACGAACATTTAATCAATAACACAGGCGGTTACAAGGCATATCAAATAGCACAAGAAGTTCAAGGCGACCCCAAGGCTCAAAAATACTTAGCAGAAAGTCTCAAGAGAATAATCTCTGGACTCAAATAACAGTAGGAGAATCACATGCTAGACATCGTAAAACAATTGTTTGAAAACAATGTGATTTCCGAAGAAATCAAATCGGAAATTGAATCAGCTTGGGAAAGCAGAATTCAAGAAAGCCGTGATCAAGTAACCGCTGAACTACGTGAAGAATTTGCTCAGAAGTATGAGCATGACAAAGGCGCAATGGTAGAAGCTGTAGAAGCTATGCTAACAGATCGCTTGCAGGCAGAGTTAGGTGAATTGGCAGAAGATCGCCAAGGACTTATCGAAGCCCGCGCCAAGTATACTAAGAAAATGAAAGACGATTCCAAAGCAATGGAATCATTTATCTTTAATAATCTTAACAAAGAATTGGCAGAACTACACGAAGATCGCAAGACAGTTGCAAACAATGTTGCAAAATTAGAATCTTTTATCGTGGATGCCCTGGCGAAAGAAATCGCAGAATTCCACACAGATAAGAAAGATTTGGCCGAAACTAAAGTAAAATTAGTACGCGAAAGCAGAGCCAAGTTTGACAATCTCAAGAAAGAATTTATCACAGCAGCTTCCGTAAAAGTAGCAGAAACAGTGCAGAACGGTCTACGTTCTGAAATGACTCAGCTCAAGGAAGACATTGAATCAGCTAGAAGAAATGACTTTGGTCGCAGAATTTTTGAATCATTTGCCAGCGAATATGCTGCAAGTCATCTAAATGAGAAATCTGAAACAGCAAAACTTCTCAAAGTTATGATGACAAGAGAATCTGAATTGGAACAAGCAGCAAAAATGGTTGCAGAAGCACAGCAACAAGTAGCACAGAAAGAACGTGAACTACATGTCATCAAAGAAAGTAATCAACGCAAGGAAGTTATGAGCGAATTGCTAAATCCTTTGGCTGGTGACAAACGTGAAGTCATGAAAAGTCTGCTTGAATCAACACAAACAGAAAAGCTACGTACAGCTTTCGACAAATACCTACCAGCAGTAATGAATGGTGGAGCACCGGCGAAGAAAGTACTATCAGAAGGCAAAGAAATTACAGGCGATAAACAGGCACCTCAATCCAGCGGTAAAGAAGAAAAAACCGCTGAGATATTTGACATCCGCAGGCTTGCGGGACTAAAAGTTTAAGGAGAACTATAATGTCACAATTACTCGAGTCACGCTGGTCGGAAACCAAAGACGCCCTTTTAGAAGGTCTTCAAGGTAACAAGCGTTCAGTAATGGCAACAACTCTAGAAAATACCCGCAAGTATTTGGCAGAGAGTGCCACCGCTGGAGCAACATCCGCCGGTAACGTAGCAACACTAAATCGTGTGATCCTTCCAGTGATCAGACGTGTAATGCCAACAGTCATTGCTAATGAACTAGTTGGTGTACAACCAATGACAGGTCCAGTTGGACAAATCCACACTCTACGTGTTCGCTACAGCGATACATTTAGTGCGAGTGCTGGTGGTTCTACAACACCTGGCGAAGAGGCACTAAGCCCATTCAAGATTGCTGAAGGTTATTCTGGAGCCACAACTGGTAAACCAGCGTCAACAGCAGCACTAGAAGGTGTAGCTGGTAACAAGCTAAGTATTCAAATCTTGAAACAAACAGTTGAAGCTAAGACACGTAAGTTGTCAGCTCGCTGGACTTTTGAAGCTGCTCAAGATGCACAAGCCCAACAAGGCATTGACATCGAAGCAGAAATCATGGCTGCTCTTGCACAAGAGATCACAGCTGAGATCGATCAAGAAGTTCTACGTAGCTTGGCTACATTGTCTTCAACAGTATTAACATATGACCAAGCTGCTGTATCTGGTACAGCAACATTCGTTGGTGACGAGCATGCCGCATTGGCAGTTCAAATCAACCGTGCTGCTAACTTGATCGCTCAGCGTACACGTCGTGGTGCAGGTAACTGGGCAGTTGTATCACCAACAACATTAACATTGTTGCAAAGTGCTACTACTTCTGCTTTTGCTCGCACAACAGAAGGCACATTCGAAGCTCCTACAAACACCAAGTTTGTTGGCACATTGAATTCAGCAATGAAAGTGTATGTTAACACATATGCAGAGAACGACAACGTTCTAGTTGGTTACAAAGGTTCTAGCGAATCTGACGCAGCAGCATTCTATTGCCCATACATTCCATTGATGAGCAGTGGTGTTGTTCTTGACCCAGCAACTTTCGAACCAGTCGTGTCATTCATGACACGTTATGGTTATGTTGAGTTGACAAACACAGCTTCTTCTCTAGGTAATGCAGCTGATTACTTGGCGACTGTTGCTGTAACATCCGCTAACCTACGTTTTGCTTAATCTGTAACACGTATAACGCAACTTCAAAAAGCACCTTCGGGTGCTTTTTGTTTGACTTAAATATTGGGATGAAAGTGGAATCGGAACAAGACTTCAAACAACTACGTGAACAGTTTACGGCATGGCGACATCGCTTTCCTATGTTTACACATGATGTGCAACGCATTGAAAAAATAATAAATCAACACATTACTGCGCACAGTAAAATAATGGTCTTGTATAGGCAAACCAAACATCGCGGATATTTAGAAAAAGCACAACAAGAAATTGATGCCATCAATACAATATTAAACACTGTAGAAAAAATGGAACTGATGAGTCTACTAAGCCGCGGATAAATAAAGTATCTAGAATTTATTATGCGGTACCCGCCGCGTAGACCTAGAACGTCAAACATAAGGAGAATCAAATGGGACGTCCAGTAAAAAGAGATGTAAACGGTGTTGAAGTTTTTGGCACATATGCAAGCAATACAGGTATTAGAGTCGTTGCTAATATCGGCGGTACAATCAGAGATGATGTGTATATTCTTAAACAAAAAGGTACAAGAGCCTATACTGTATTTGATGTATCAGACAGTGCAACAGGACTATGTAGATTGGCCGACAAAGACAGCGACAAACTATCAACAGGCGAAATGTTAATGACAGGTCGTGTAGCTGCTGATAATAATCAAGCTACCAACGGTCGTAGAATTAGAAAGTTAACCAAGCGTATTGCTACTGATTTTAGCGGTGTTCGCTATAAATGGTATATGGCAGACGATTCTGGATCTGACGATATCTTATTAGTTGCACTATAATCTAGGATTGTAAATGGGACAGTTTCTCAGAGTCAACGGTGACTACAACATTCGAGCAGGCGATGGTGCCAAGATAACACTTGACACTGGCCCTGCTGTGAGTGGTGGTTCGGTAAGAGTTACTGGTAATCTAGTAGTCGAAGGTGATACGTTTAATATCAGCACCACTAATTTAACCATTGAAGATAACATTATATCTTTGAACACTGGAGAAGTTGGACCAGGCGTATCTTTGATATATTCAGGTATTGAAATCGAACGTGGTAACACTACCTCAGTGACCCCACAGAACAATGCCAGCTTCCTCTACGACGAAAGCACTGACTCATGGATACTAGCACATGGTTCTGCGCCAGGACCGTTTAACTTTGATGCCAGTAGTCTAAGACTCAAACAGATACTAACAAACAGCACTACTGATTCAGGTGACCTCACACTGATAGGCACAGGCACCGGAGTAGCTAAAGTTATAGGTACTATAAATTATGAAGATCAAGTCACACATGACGACGATCTTCCTAATAAAAAATATGTTGATGATTCAATTCTTAACAATCCTACTTTTCAAATTGTTGCTCCTCAACTTCAAGATACTAGAGTTATTATTGCTGACAAAAATATCTCTCCTGATATCGCAGGCACAGCTGGATCGCTGGCCTATTTTACAGCTACCACTAGTTATAATACCTTCGGTGAAAGTGCAGTTTCGATAATAGTAGACGGTGCTCTAGTCGGACAGTTTTATACAAATAGATTTGAAGTTGGAGATTTAGAAATCGGTGGCGGCTTGGATCGCAATGAAATTTCAAGTCGTGCCGGTATAACCAATGAAAACATCTATGTTCGGACACAAGGCACAGGCAAACTTCAAACCAACTATGCCATGCAGTTTGAGAAAATTAACACTGTTCCTAGTTATGTGTCCGACAACGTGTTGTTGTATGCAGCTGTGCCTGGCACAGGCACTACAGGAGTATATTTTGTCAACGACAGCGCAGAAACTGCAAAACAAAACGGTGAGTTAATAAGTAAAAACAAAGCACTGGTATTCAGCATGCTATTTTAAGAGACACATATGATAAGAAACTATGAAAATCCAGAAGGTACACTATCACTGATAGATTCCACCAACGTTACAATACCAGTCAAAGTGTTTACCAGCTCAACCACAGGCGGCCCTATCGCAGGAGGAGTAATTGGTAGAGAAAATGCAGTTACTACTATAGCATTGTGCAACACAGCAGCGCCCGATCCTGCAGACGAAACTACTAACAACGTCACAGTAAATATTCATGTAGTTCGAAGCGGACTAAGTTATGCAGCTGGAAATCTCGTAGTCAGCAATCTTGTTGTGCCAGCTGGCGAGACTGTGTTCTTTTCTGAAGAACGTATAGTGTTGGCCAGCGGTGATCAAATATGGATCGGCACCTCAGCGGCTGCAAGACTATCTGTAACCGTGAGTGTATTAGCTGTATGAAATTCTTAAAGACCAAAAATATTTCGCAGTTTAGCATCAACGATCGTGCGTTGATTTATTATCCTGCCGGCAACGGGCCTGGTAACAGAGTAGTGGTCAATGCTAATGGAGGCATGATGTTACCTAAAGGCACAACGGCACAACGCCCGCAACTAAGTAGTGTGCGTCAACCTACAGATGCCAACGGCACTATTCGTTACAACACAACGATTCCAGCACTAGAAGCTTATGTAGGTGGTGCCTGGGTCATAGTGGCTAGTCCATTTGCTGCTGCTATTACTAAACAAACACTAGGTCCAGGAGACGGTGTTTCTACTATTTTTGGACCGTTGAACAGCATTTTTGCGCCATCATACGCTGCCAGTGCAGACAATGTAATAGTGTTGGTAGAAAACGTCATGCAGATTTCTTCTACCAACTTTACAATAAATCAAAATCCCACAAGCACAGGAACAGGTGCAGAAATTAATGCTACAGCATTGAACAGTGGTAATAACGGTACTAGTTATATAATTACTTCAGTGGGATCTACAACATTTACATCATTTGGTGCCGCAGCAAACACAGTAGGTACAGTATTCACCAAATCTGGCGGAACCCCCACAGGCACAGGTAAAGTGCGAGTTGCTGGATATTATCTCGGATTTACATCAGCAATACCAAACACAGGAGGAGGCGGCAATCCAGTCTACGTAACTGTATACTACGGATACGCCAACTAAGCATGAGTCAATTGGGGCGCATAGGTGGTCAAGTATTAACAGACAACCTGTTACGTGCCGGTGTTGACCTTGCGTTTGAAACTGATCTATTATACCTTAAAGTATCACCTGTAACAACAGGAGTTTCCCTAAACGAAGATTCTGATCCTAATTTTGGAAAAGCTGGTAGCACATCTACACCGTTTACTGCTATAGGTATTAATACCGATGTGCCTATCTACGATTTTGATGTTAACAACAACATCTACACCAATGATTTCACAGTGGTTACACAACTTGCTCCGGGCAACTTGCGTTTTAATGCACCCAACACTATTTCTACCAGCGTGGGTGGTATTGATGTTTATATCAACGGTGGTGGTGAAATATTTCATGATAGACTTGGCACAGACAATCTTATCCTAGATGGCAATCTTATATCCAGTGTATCTAACAGTAACATAGTCCTAGACCCTAACGGCTCAGGAACAGTGGAGTTAATAGCCAATACCAATATCACAGGAAATCTTGCAGTCAGCGGCAATATCGGTATCAGCGGCAATCTTTCAAGTCAAGGCACCCTGACCTTTGGTGATAATCAAACATTTGACACTGTGATCATAAACACTGATTTCACACAAAGTATCATTCCCGGAGATGACTTGATCTATGCCATGGGAGCAGACGCAGGTGACAGCAGTGTAAGACGTTGGAGCCAAATACACGCACCGGACTGGACTAATATAACGACTGGAGCATGGCCTGGCAGTGGATTAAGATCGCAGTCAGTGATAGTCAGTGAACAACTTAGATTAGACGGAACTATTAATAAAATATCAGCCACGCAGAGCAATGACGATGTGCGATTACTACCGTTCACAGGCATCACACGTATAGAATCTATACAGTGGCAGAACAATGACATAACCAACCTTTTAAATACACCCTTGACTTTTTCTAGCACAGCAGGCATTGGGTATTTGAGATTCATGGATACTAATGGGTTTGTGATTCCCTCAGGAGATAATTCTCAAAGAAGAGTCAGTCCAGAAGTAGGTGAAACTCGCTGGAACACCGATGAAGGATATCTAGAATGCTACGACGGCACGGTGTGGTCAGTGAGCACAGGTGGCGGTATTGAAGTTGATGTGCCAATCATGGAAGATCTCGGCCATGTCTATACCCTGATGTTGGGGTAATTTTTCAAAATTGATAAATACTTTTAATTGCAGAAACGACCATTTTTGCAGGATTCGACTGCGGTAAACCGGCAAAGAGCGTGAGCTGAGAATCTGGTTAACGGTGTAACACCGGGTAAATTGGAGAGCTAATGGCTATCGGTCGCATTTCCGGTCAGCTCTTGAAGTCAAATCTTCTTCGCGCAGGCGAAAATTTGGCATTCGAGACAGACCTACTCTATCTAGATGTTGTGAACTCTCGAATCGGGATACGCACAGCAACTCCAACTGTTGACCTTGATGTCAACGGACACACCCGTTCTACGAATGTCACAGTAGACAATCAATTAAACATCGGAAATCTACACTTTACTGGTAATACCATAACCAGTGATTCCAACACCATAAATTTTGCAGCGGCTGTAGGTGAAGCCACTGTTTATCACGCAAGACTGCAGATAGATGATCTGCAACTGCAGGGCAACATCATATCAACCACTGTCAGCGACAGCGCAATAGAAATAAATCCCAACGGCTCTGGCACAGTTAACATCATAGCCAATACCAACATCACAGGTAATCTTGCGGTCACCGGCGATGTCAATGCCACTGGAAACATAGTTATTGGTGGTAATATAACCATTGGTGATGCACTCACAGATAACATTGTAATCAATGCCAGTATCAAAAGTGACCTTGTGCCACAAACTGATAATCTTTATGATCTAGGATCTCCCACATTTCGCTGGAGGGCTATCTATGTTAATGATTTTTATACCGATGCTATAAATGTTCCAGCTCTAGACGTTGGAAACTTGATGTTCCGTGACAATGAAATTACCACTACAACTGGACAAGATCTATACATTGATGGTAATGGTGCAGGTGGTGTTCGATTAGGTAATTTTAGAATTGTTGACAACGTTATCACAAACGTGTCTACAAATGCAATTACACAAATAGCACAGTCTGGCACAGGATATTTTAAGATACAGGGCACCAATGGATTTGTTCCTCCTAGGGGAGATGACGGTGAACGACCTACAGCTTATGCAGTTTTGGGAATGACTAGATTTAACACCAATGCTAAAGCATTAGAAATATGGGACGGTGCCGCGTGGGCATCACCAGCTGGATCATCAGGAGCTGTGAGTATTACCCAAGCCAACGATATTGCAGTGCAGATAGCACTCACACTAGGATAAAATATGCCAACCTTATTTAGACATTCTGTTAATACTGATATAGGAACTACTCCTGTTGATGTATTACAGATACCACCGGGGGTGCGAGCCACAGTTATTGGCATGAATATCGCCAATGTCACAGACTATGACACAGTGGTAGTTAACATATATGTTATAGATGAAAACTCTACTCAGGCACATTATGTGCGTGGCTTATCAATATCTCCCAACAGCACAGCTAAGATTATCACCCAAGGTGAAAAACTGATATTGCCAGAAACTGCAGGCATAAGAATAGTCAGCGACACCGAAGACAGCATAGATTCTGTCATTAGTTATGTAGAAATCTCTTAAGGAAAAATCATGCCAAGTAATTATTATTTAGGTCAAAGCCCAGATGAGGCACTAGGAGATAGTCCTCGCTATTGGTATGCTCTGCGTAGAAACTCTGATGGCGAACTATTTTTGTATAGGAGTGATCAACTCAAAGACAAAGATAGTATTGAATTAAATTTACCCGGATCACCTGAAGAAAATTTTGAAGACTTCGAACCAGGTATAGACTATTTTGATGGCATCGCACAAGATCACGAAGTAGAATATGACAATTTAGTATGGACACAATATCGTTGGGACAACAGGAATATGTTGTACTATGTTGATAATCAGGGAAGATTAACACAAAGAATAAATCAGGGATACACTTATCCTACAGGTCATTCAAGTTAACACGGAATAAATCATGGCAGAATTTAGAATCAGTAGAATTAGATATACATGGAAGGACGAATGGGCACCCGATTCAACCACCTATAATAAAGATGACGTAGTAAGATACGGAGGCAGTACTTGGATATGCCTACGACAACATACTGCATCAACTTTTGAAGCCGACCAAACCTATATTGCTAACCAAAATGACACACAGCCAACTCCAGCCTGGTTGAAAATGACCGACGGGTATGAGTGGAAAGCTGCATGGACCTCTTCAACTTTATATAATCCTGGTGATATTGCACTATACGGTGGCGTAATATATCTATGCGTAACCAGTCATACATCTCAGTCAACATTTGATGCCAGTCTAGACAATTGGGCTGTGTATCTATCAGCAGACAAATGGCAGCAAGAATGGACTCCTGCTACAAGATACGGTATTGGTGATCTTGTTAGATACAACGGTATTGTATACAGATGTATTGTGGGACACACTTCATCTACCACCGCCTTGGGTTTAGAAATAGGAAACAACGATACCCAAGACGACAGTGTAGGTGAATTATGGCAAGTATACTACGAAGGTATTGAATACAAAGGAACATGGACTGCTACTACAAGATACAGACTCAACGATCTTGTAAAATACGGTGGCAGCATTTTACGCTGTGTAACAGGTCATGTTGCATTGGCAAACATTACCAATGAGAATTTTGTTACAGAATTTCCTGGACAACAATTTTATCAGACATGGGATAACACTGTCTACTATGCAATTGGTGATATTGTTAGACATGGCGGATATCTATACGTAGCATTAGCCAACAACTATGCCACTGGCAATCCAACAGAAGATATTACAAATTGGAAAATAATATCCAAGGCTGTGAATTTCACAGGTACATGGAATGCAACTGTAGATTACAAAGTAGGAGACGTAGTTCGCCGCGGCGGCAATCTATATCTAGCTGTATCTGATACAGGCAATGATGGCAGTTCATTAGATTATCTTGACACCAGCAATTGGGAATTAATTAATACAAGTCAGTCATGGCGAGGTAATTGGACAGCAGGCCAATCATACAGCCTTAATGATGTAATAGTATTTTTAGGTAATACCTATAAAGCTAATTTTGAACACGTTGCTTCTGATGATAATTTTCCAGGAGATAATGGGTCTGGATTTGTTTATTGGGATCTAATATTGCAGGCAGGCTCAGAAGTAGGAATGTCGCAACGCGGAGATCTACTTACATTTGGTCCTTCAAGAACAAACGTAGGTGACGGCAGTACTTTTGGAGCAACCAGTGTTCCAGTAGGAGAAGAAAGCCAAATTGTTATTGCAAATCAAGAAGGCAGTGTTGATTATGCCTATTGGGGCGATCTAACAAGAGTAAGATTTGTGGATATTAATGGAGTTGATGACTACACGAATCCAGAGAGAGGCACTAGTCAATTTTTGCCTTGGAGAACTATTAGATTTGCCTGCGAACAGGTCAATGATGGATTCAGCGGACATACAACTATTAAAGTAGCAGTAGGAGAATATGTAGAATTAACTCCAATCATTGTGCCACCTAGAACAGTGGTGCTAGGAGCTGAACTAAGAAGCACTTCAGTAATAGCTCAAGGTTCTGTTATTCTTGCTGCCGATCGTCTATATCATATAGCTGCATTAACTAGAATTTCTGGAATTATTCAAGCAGTAGTAGCTGGCAACGTGGCAGCTAGATCTGTGGGAAATTCTGTTAGCCAAGTGTTTTTAGGTATACCTACCAGCGAAGATGCTGCCACAGCAATACAAAGCAAGATTGCAAATATAATTTCTTACATTAATTTTTACATCAACAGTTCTGGGTCAAATCCTATAGTTACAGGAACTAACACAGCGATAACGTCCGCTGAATATACCAATACTGTGTTGCAGCTAGAAGCCAATAAGAATTTTATCATTGCTGAAGCTGTGGCCTTCTTGCAAGCCACGTATCCCTCATATGTTTTTAATGAGGATTTATTGAGATCTAGTATGTTTGGATATGTAGATGCTTGGAAATATGATATAATCTACACAGGCAATTACAAATCATTGCTGAGAGCAAGATACTATAGAAATCAAATACTAGGCTGCACTGCCAGTGAAGACATGTTCTATGTGAGAAACGCTACCGGAATACGTAATTGTACTTTGAAAGGATTGGACTCTGTGCTGAGTCCTCCCGTAGCGTTTGATCTATATCAACTGCCAGTGGGCGGAGCCTATGTGTCACTAGATCCAGGATGGGGCCCCGCAGACTCTACCACTTGGATCACTACACGATCACCTTACATTCAAGGTGTTACAACCATTGGCACAGGATGTGTCGGGCAAAAGATTGACGGTGCTTTACACAACGGTGGAAATAGATCCATAGTATCAAATGACTTTACACAAGTTCTCAGTGATGGAATTGGAGCTTGGGTGCGTAACAATGGTCGAGCAGAATTGGTTTCAGTATTCACATACTATTGTCATATTGGGTATTTTGCCGAAGATGGCGGTATCATACGAGCCACAAACGGAAACTGCTCCTACGGTACCTACGGCGCCATAGCGGATGGTGTCAATGCTTCAGAAACTCCGGTTATAGCAAGGAACTATACCAGAGCTCAACAGGCCATTGTGGCAGCAGCTTTTGCTGGAGATTTTGTTGACGAAATACAGATTTTAGAATGGGCAAATATGGGTCAGGATTATACCTCGGCTAACGCAACGTTTGCTGGTGCCGGTGTTAACGCCAGTGTGATTTTTGAAGAGTTTAGAGATGATGCTGTGTTTGAAGCAAGAAGACTTGATGCTAATGCAGGCACTGTTCAAATAGCACAAGAAATAGGCGGCAGTGGTTATGTGGTGGTGCAGAACAATGCACAAGGCGGCGATGCGTTGACTATAACCATAGCTACCAATGATGCAAATTCTATTACTCAATATCTTGGCATGCGAATAATCATTACCAGTGGCGCTGGCACAGGACAGTATGGGTATATCACTGCCTACGACAATGTGACCAAGGTAGTTACTGTATATAGAGAATCTGATGACCAACCTGGTTGGGATCACGTAGTTCCAGGCAAACCGCCCACTGTGCCGTTGTTGACTAATACTACATATAGAATTGAACCCAGAGTGATATTCTCTGAGCCTGTATATTCAGCGACAGAAATTACAACCCCTACTATTACCACTTGGTCAGAAATTGTTTTTGGTGATACCACTGAAACTTACACCGATGTGCCAGTTAACGAATCAGGCACAGGTACTACTATAGACGTTGTTGCTGCGTTGGCTACATTTAACATAGTGAAACAAGGTAGAAATTATACATTGACTATCAACAACGGTGGAGCAGGATATGAGGTTGGACAGCTGTTGACCATAGACGGAGATCTTATAGGCGGAGCCACTCCAATCAACGATTTGTTAATTTTAGTTACTGATGTCAGCGATGACAGCACAAATTCTATTTTAGCTGCACAACAAAAGACCTACGGTACAGGTGAAGACAATCTAGCTGCTAGTGGCAGGTTTGTAGTGGTATCAACCGCCGGTAGTGCTGCTATGTATAGTGCTAATGGCAGCGATTGGACTACCTTTAATATGCCCACATCGGGTGATTGGAAATGCCTAGCAGCAGGCAGAGTTACATATCCCTCACTAGGCAATCACATGTTTGTGGCCATACGCCAAGGAAGTGCTGCGGCAGCTAGTTCTACAGATGGTATAAATTGGATTGCAAGAAGCATGCCAGTTTCTCTGCAATGGAATTCCTGTATTTACGGTGGAGGTTTATTCATTGCTGTGGCCACAAACTCTAACACAGCAGCCTACAGTCTCAATGGCACTACTTGGAGTTCGTTGGCTTTGCCTTCATTTGGGGACTCTACTTTAAACCAATGGGTAGACATTGCCTATGGCAGACAAACATACGTGGTACTGGCCAACAGTGGAAACACTGTAGCAACAGGTACATACAATGCTACCTTAAACACATGGTCATGGGCTGGTCATATCATGGACGTGGTTGCAGACTCCAGCGCCAAAGATTGGGTCAGCATAGCCTATGGCAACGGTAGATTTGTTGCCATATCCAGCACAGGTGATGTGGCCTACAGTTTCGATGGCCTAGATTGGTTGCCTGCTGTTATGCCATCACAGGACGGCAGTACTGCTCACAATTGGAAGAAAATTAAATATGCACAAGGTGTATTCTTTGCTGTAGGAGACACAGGAAGTCGACTTGTAGGAGGAGATATTTCCGTCGGAGCAACTAATTTTGCAGCAACCAGTTTTGACGGGGTTGTATGGACCACAAGAACGTTGGCCAGCATAGTTAATTGGCAGTCGGTGGCATTTGGTACTCCATATGTAGATGCTAGAGATTCCACTGTGGGAGACAACACACCTACATGGATCGCCATCGATACTACAAATAAATTCAACAAGATACAGACTGGTGCAAGAGCGCTAGGCAGAGTAACAATAACCAGTGGGGTTATTAGCAGTGTGAAATTATGGGATCCAGGATCTGGTTATACTGAAGGCCCTACCTGCACATTTGTTGACCCTAACAATAACAGAGATGCAAGAATCGAATGCCGTACCGGTGACAGAGTATTAGCACAGCCAACTTGGTTAAATCGAGGTCTAGGATACAGAACAATATCTACCAGAGTAACGATATCTGGTGACGGATATGCAGATGTAATTCCCAGCGGTAAATTTATTGTTATCAACGATCTTGCAATATATCCCAAAGTTGGTTCTAATCTAACCATAGGAAGTTTGCCTGGTGATTATACCTTGGTTACCATTGAAGAATTAGGTCTCACAGACAGAGGGCTAGCAGCAAGAATACGTATCAGTCCAGAAATTAAAGTTCGTGATAATCTTCAGCATCTCACCGAAATAGCTATAAGAACAAAGTTTGCTCAATGTAGAATCACAGGTCATGATTTCTTAGATGTAGGCACAGGAAACTTTGAAGAAACTAATTATCCTGAACTATACAGCGGTTTTTATGATCCACAACCCTTTAATGAAATTGTAGAAGAAAATAGAGGCCGTGTATTTTATACTTCAACAGATCAAAGCGGTAACTTTAGAGCAGGCGAATTGTTTGCGGTCGAGCAAGCCACTGGAACTGTAACAATTAGTTCAGACTTTTTTGATCTTTCTGGACTTACTGAACTACGACTTGGCGGTATTAGAATTGGAGGCACTGGAGCAGTTGTTAGAGAATTTTCAACAGATCCGTTGTTTATAGCAGATTCTAATAACATTGTTCCGACCCAACGAGCTATAGCTGCTTACTTGGCAAACAGACTTAGTGTAGGTGGATCAGAAATTGCAGTAGGCAGTTTTATAGCAGGAACTATACTAGTTGGTCCAGATAGGATTAACAACACAGCCGGTTTAACAATAATTATACCGCTGAGAGCAGAATTTGATATGGCAAATTCTGGAGTAAGCGGTAGCATGTTAGCCCAGACAATGTTTTACAGATCGTTCAAACAATGATCAGACTAAATATAGAATACGGAGTAGAAAATGGCAGAATTTAAACTAGGTAGAATTAGATTTGTTTGGAAAAACACGTGGACTCCTTCCACCGTCTACTATATAGACGATGTGGTTAGGTACGGCGCCCGCACTTATATCTGTGCGGCGGGACACACTTCTGCCTCTGATTTCAACACAGATTTAGAAAATTATCCAACAAGATGGAATCAAATGAGCGACGGTCAAAGTTGGACCGGCGACTGGAATATCGGCACTTTCTACAAACTTAATGATGTAGTCAAGTACGGTGGTCTTCTCTACATTTGTAACGATAGTCACACTTCGGCAGCAACTACGCTGTTAGGGCTAGAAGCTGATCAAGCCAAATGGACTTTATATGCAGAGGGACTTGATTGGAAAGGCGATTGGTTAGCACTAACTCGTTACAAGGTAAATGATCTAGTCAAGTATGGTGGTTATACCTATGTGTGTAACACATATCATACGTCAGCTGCTAATACAGCACTTGGATTAGAAGCAGACCAGTCCAAGTGGGATACATTTAATCCTGGTATAGAATACAAAAATACCTGGGTTACTGGCACACGATATAAGTTAAATGATGTGGTAAAATATGGTGCAGGACTTTGGATCTGTGCAGACGACCACACCGCAGCTGCTCTATTTAACACTGATTTTTCCGCGGGCAATTGGAGCCAATTTACCGAAGGCACAGAATTTGAAGATAATTGGAACTACCTAACCCTGTATCAATCTGGCGACATTGTGAGATATGGTGGAAATCAATACATAGCCAAAACTGTGCATACCGCCGTAGCTATTACAGAAACACCACCTACTCAGGCATCAAGATGGGATCTATATACAGAAGGATTTAAATTTCAATCTGCTTGGGCTAACACCACATCATACAAAATAGGTGAAGTAGTATCCATAGGCGGCTATACCTATTTGGCTGCCCAGGATTCGCCTTCAACTACATACACTGTTACTGCTGCGGTAGCATCTACTGATGAATTTACTATAGCATCAACAGCAGGCATAGTGGTGGGAATGGCAGTGAGATTTACCGGTACAACATTTGGCGGAGTGTTTACCACAGCTAGATACTATGTAAAAACTGTATCCGCAGGCAATATTACTATATCAACAACGCCCGGTGGCACAACATTTAATGTCAGTGCAAATGAATCAGGTTCTATGACTGCCACTGTGTCAGCCGAACCGCCAAACACCGCATATTGGTCGAGACTCAATGCCGGTATCAACTGGCAAGGTGAGTGGACAGATGACAGAGAATATCTATTAGGCGACGCAGTAAGATTTGGCGCCAATGCATTTATCTGCGTATTGGCCCATAGATCAGAAGGTGACGACGGTTCTACTGTAGGAGTAGCAGGTGGTGGACAAGCCAACAGCAAACCTGATCAGGATAGCACAGGAACATATTGGAATCTACTGAATGTTGGTACAGAAACCGGCGTGTTATCAGTGCGAGGCGACCTAGTTTATTATGGTGGCGCTGGACCCCAGAGATTACCGATCGGTCGCGAAGGCACAGTATTAAGATCAAACGGCGTAGATCCAGAATGGATTGCTCTCGGCGAAGTTGATCATACTTATTTTGTAGCGCCAACAGGCACTGATCTACCATCACCAATACACGGTAGAACCTGGGACAAACCTTGGAAAACTATTCGCTATGCTTGCGAACAGGTAGAACGTGGTCCTCGCAATCCCGATGCACGATATTTGTTGGAATTAAATCGTGTGTTCATTCAACGCGAAGTCACAGAATTTATTCAGAATCAAATTACTAACAACATTGCACCATTTACTTCCGGATTTGTCTACGATGATTTCAAATGCGAACGAGATGTAGGATTTACACTAGATGCGGTAACCTATGATCTATGCCATGGTGGTAATATTAAATCACGCGGAGTTGCTAATTCTCTAATCGGCGGACTCAGCGAAGGCGAAACAGAAGCATATCCAGGCTTAGCAATTGAATCAGACGAATCCGTTGCTGCCTACAACTACATGCTCACAGTTGTTGGAAATGTTTTAGCACAGACAGCTCCAACAATAAATTATCAGACACTGAACGGCGACAACTCTACTGCCACAGTAGCTCAATATTTCAACAGCGATCTCACAGCAGAATCTGGAGCATTGGCTAATGTGACAGCAAGTGTTACACTGATCACAAATGCTATCACAGCTAGAGCAGCAGCGGTTACAGCACCTCAGATAGCAGCCGCCATAGCTAGTGTGCCGGCAAGACGTAGTCCTAGTAATTTGATCCAAGTGGCCACAGGTCAGTATAGAGAAACATTACCTATTATTGTGCCAGAACAGACCTGTATACAAGGCGACGAATTACGCTCAACCAACGCAGGACCTGCAGGCAGTTTAACTAATCGATCAGATGCCGGTTACAGCATAGGTGCATTAACTAGATTGCAAACAGTAGTCGATCAGATCGTAAGAGGTGCAAACGTTACAGAAAGCTCTGGCAACACTACTGTTCAGAGCATAGCATTCCCATATGCTAGTACAGACGAAGCAGCTGATGCTGCACAGTTGGTCAGAGTCATGCAGCATCAGATTGATTTTAAGATCAGTTCTACGTTCATGGAAAGTTCTGCAAACCCTACAGGCTATAACACATCATTCTTAACAGGATTTGGCGACGCAAGAAAACTACTGATTGAAAACAAAGAATTTATCAAAGAAGAAATTACAGCTTTCTTAAATACAAATTACAGCACATTAAAATTCAGTAGAACCAAATGCAAACGTGATGTGGCATTTATTGTTGATGCTATGAGCTATGATTTGACCTATGGCGGAACCTGGGCTACACTAGTGGCTGGCACAGCATATTTTGATGGCGATAACAGCACACAACTACAGATTGATAGCACAGAAATTGCTGCCACGGTAGCTGCCTATGGCAGATTGAAAACAGTAGTACAACAGATAATTGCCAACACCACAGTAACAAAATCCACAGGCAATACCGCCACCCAATGGACAGATTCCACAAACTTGGTAGGCGGCGCAGCTGCTAATGTCACTGTAGGTGCTTTAGTAGACATTATTACCAATATTATACAAGGTGATAGCACAGAAGGAAACACTCCGCAGATCAATGTTACACAGATTGCAACTCTTAATACATTTACATCTAACAATCACGGGCTATCAGTTGGTGATGCTGTAGTTCCAAGAATCACTGCTAACGGGTTAGTTAACGGTACAAAATATTGGGTAGTAGGCACAGTAAACACTAACACATTCCAACTTGCAGCCACATATGGCGGAGCAGTATTAGCATCATTCACCAACGGCGCTGGACTCGACATTGATTTAGAGACCATCGATTACCCTACGGCAACCAATGGTGTAACATCAACCACAGCATTGATAGCTGCGGCTGTGACCTTAGATGCTGCACAAGAAACCATAGTAACTGCGTCTACCGCTTATATTACTGCTAACTTTCCTGCATTAGTTTATAACTCAGCTAAGTGCGAACGTGATGTGAGATTGATTCTTGAAGCAGTGATGTTTGACTTCATGTTCAACAGCAACTTCAAGACTAGAGAAGCTGCTTATTCATATCTACGAGCCAGCGCCAGCGATGTGTATTCACTGAATCAGAAAGCAGCTACTCGTGCAGCATTTACCTATGTAAAAGATCAAGCCAAAGCCAACGTGGGTGGCAATGCCACAGCACAGGCTCGTATTGAAACATTGATGACTACACTAGATGATATAGTCTACGGTGCTACCAACGAAGGTAGTCGCTGTGCTTCAAGCAACAGAATGGTTGATTATGCTGTGCTACAATTAGAGCGCAACAGAGACTATATTGTAGCAGAAATCGATGCCTACATTGATTCAACTTATGTTACCGCAGTCACAAACACTTTTGCAGGCATAAATGAATTCGATTGCACATCTACAGCATGGATGACAAGAAACGCAGCTATAAGATTCACAGGTACTGTGTTTGGCGGAGTGAATACTACTACTACCTACTATGTGCAGAATGTGATTAGTGCAACCAGATTTAAGATTGCTACTACAAGAGATTCAAATACTGCATTTAATATTGCCAGCAGCGGCAGTGGTTCAATGACTGTGAGTCTATTCTACAGCAGCACAGCCTGCCTCAGAGATGTCAATACATACATCAATGCACTCAAGTATGATTTGAAATATCCAGGCAACTACAAGTCTAGATACGCAGCCAGATACTATGCAAATAGTGTAACAGGCAGTTTAGAAGAGGACATGTATTATCTCAGAGATGCCACAGGTCTAAGAGATCAAACCCTTGAAGGACTCACCGGTGATCTACTAGCAGAAAATGAATACGGTACTTCTAGAGTAAGTGCAGGAGCATATGCATCCTTGGATCCAGGTTGGGGTCCAGAAGATTATCGCACTTGGATTATAACACGTTCACCATATGTGCAAGGCTTGACCACATTGGGAACAGCGGCTATAGGTCAAAAAATCGATGGCGCACTGCACAATGGTGGTAATGATTCAATTGTTTCCAACGATTTTACACAAGTAATATCAGACGGTATTGGTGCATGGATCACCAACAACGGTCGTGCTGAATTAGTGTCTGTGTTTAGCTATTACGCACACATTGCATATCTAGCGGAAAACGGTGGAAGAATACGAGCCACAAACGGCAACAACTCATACGGAGATTTTGGTTCTGTGGCAGAAGGTTTCGACGCAACTGAAACTGCCGGCACAGCCGTAGTTGACAACCGCCTGCAATTTGACGCACAAATTGATCGTGTTATCACCGACGGATCAGCACTGATACAATTGGAATTCACCAACGCAGGTATTGACTATACAGAAGTCACTTATACGCTCACTGGCGGCGGCACAGGAGCTATAGTTCAAACCGATGAATTCCGTGATGATGCTGTGTTTGAAGTTCGCATGTTGGACCTTATAGAAGACAGCACCAATGCTCCTGAGGCCGAAGGAAATCTTGGTGGATTTGGTTATAAGACTGCTGCCAGCACTGCTCAGGGCGGAACATTGACTAGTATAACCATAGCTGCCACAGACGGCGAATCCAGCACTGCCTACATAGGCATGAAAATTGTGCTTACAGGTGGCGCTGGAGTAGGACAATTTGGAATAATTACCACTTATAATTCAGGCACAAAAGTAGCTGGACTGGTTAAAGAATCAGACGGAACAGCAGGATTTGATCATTTGATAGCAGGCACTGCAATTATAGCACCAGATGCTTCTTCAACATATGTTATTGAACCAAGAGTAACATTTGCAGCACCTGGATACACTAGCACAGCCGCTACGCTGCCAACTAACGGCGATTGGAGAGCTGTAAAATATGGTGAAACTGCTGCGGTATACACCACAGTTACAGGCACTTATGCTGGATCAGGAATAGGTGCCACATTTACAGTGATACGTAATGGATGGAAATATATACCATCTATTCAGGGTGCCGGAACAGGTTATGCTAGATTACAAACCATAACCATACTAGGTACCAGCCTAGGCGGCACCACAACTGCCAATGATCTAGTGATCACAATCACCGCAGTGAATTCCACTACAGGTGCTATTTTAGATTTTGACCACAGCGGTTACGGCATAGGTGGCAGATATGTGGCTCTAAGAAGCGGAAGCACAGTAGGTGCAACTTCAGAAGATGGAATCGCTTGGGATACAAGAGCCAGCTTGATGCCTAGTGCTGCAAACTGGGATGCAATGGCTGCGGGTCTATTTGACGATAACTCTTCTGTAGGCAAGGTCAGCAAATTTGTGGCAGTGGCAGGCACCAGTGCCAACACCACAGGTGCATACAGCTCAGATGGTATTACTTGGACAGCAACCAGCATGGGAACTTCTGCTACATGGGTTGACGTAGCGTTTGGTGCACAAAAATTTGTAGCAGTCAGCAGCGATGTAACCACAGTGAGAATCAGCAATGACGGCGAAAATTGGGATCAAACTGGTACACTAACTACCACTGGATTCACAGCTATTGCCTACGGTAAAAATAGATTTGTTGCAATTAAGAGCGGCACTAATGTAACTAATTATGCCACATCGACTACAGTCACAGGCACATGGACTGCAGGTACATTGCCTTCTAGCTCAAACTGGAGAAGCATTGCCTACGGTAACAACAGATTTGTTGCTGTATCCAACACTAGCGGAACCATAGCTGCTTACAGCTTGGATGGTATTACATGGACAGCCAGCACACTACCAGCCACAGCATCATGGACTAGCGTGACTTACGGTCAGGGCGTGTTTCTTGCTGTGAGCACAACCACAGCAGCAGCAACATCGCCAGATGGCGTTACCTGGACTCTAAGAGCCACCAGTGCAGCAGCTCTTGGGTTCTCAGCTATCACATTTGGTAATAGAAACAGATATGGCCAGTTCGTAGGAGTTGGTGATGGTACAGGACAAGTAGCCACTTATATTAGAACTGGAGCCACCGCTAGAGGTCGTGCCAAAGTGGCTGCTGAAAAACTGTTCCAAGTTAATATCACAGAACCTGGATCGGGCTATGCCACAGCACCAACTATTACATTCACTGATCCCAACAACACATTTGAATCTCCCGTAACTGTGAGAACTGGCAGTGGTGTGTTGGCCAATCCTAGTTTTGTTAACAGGGGATCGGGTTATGTTACAGGAAGTGGTGAGGTAGATATCGGTGACGGTTATTCCAATCTATTCCAACCAGGTTCGTTTGTGGCCATGAGAAGAATTAGTGCTCAACCAGTGCCAGGAGCCAACGTGGTGTTCAGTCATTTACCTGATAGAACTTTCAAGTTGGTCAACGTGGTCACATTCTTGGGCACCAATGACGGTGCTTACACAGCATTCTTCCAACTCAGTCCACAGTTGACTAGATCAGAAGCTCCGACAGACGGAGTCAGCGTTGAAACTAGAATTAGATACAGTCAGGTTAGATTGACTGGACACGATTTCTTGGACATAGGCACAGGCAATTTTGCAGAAACCAATTATCCAGGACTAAGCACCCAGCCCGTTATTGCTGCCAACGAAGCAGTGGATAGTGGAGGCGGTAGGGTGTTCTTTACATCAACGGACCAAGACGGCAACTTCCGAGTGGGAGATCTGTTTGCCATTGAGCAAAGCACAGGTATTGCTACTCTGAATGCAGATGCATTTAATATTTCAGGACTGCAAGAACTTAATTTGGGCAACGTGACATTGGGCGGTGGATCAGCAACAATCACTGAATTCTCCACAGATCCATTCTTTACAGCAGATTCAGACAACATAGTGCCTACACAGCGAGCCATCAAGGCTTATATTGCGGGACAAATTGGTGGTGGAGGTGCAAGTTTGAATGTCAACTCAATCACAGCAGGTAGTATTTTTATTAGCTCTAACATTATAACTACTACTACACTAGCACCAATTAAAATGAATGCCAACTTTGAATTCAGAGGCGGAGTCACAGGGATACCTTTGGCATTCAATTACTTTTTGAACTAAATATAACGGAGAAATAAATTATGGCAACAGGAAGATTAGGAACAGCAGATCTATCAGCAGCAACACTGGCAACAGTGTATACTGTGCCTGCTACAACATTCACAGTGGCAACTGTCAACGTGGTAAATCGTGGTGCTACAGCTGCCACGATACGAATAGCATTAGCAAGTTCTGCAACCCCCACTGACGCAGAATGGCTGGAGTATGACGTGAGTCTATCTGCTAAAGGTGTGCTAGAACGTACAGGAATTGTCATGGACGCAGGAAAATTACTAGTAGTGCGTTCCAGTGCTGTTGGTGTAAATGTTGTGGTCTATGGCATCGAAACCGCAACAGCGTAACTAGGAGAACATCATGGGTAGAAGACAAACAGCAGGGGTTGCAGGTGGTTCAGGAGTTGGTGGAGTTAACTTTGATAACACCACAATAACTGCTGCAGACAATCTAGATATTACCATAGATCCTAGTGGAACTGGTAGATTTTTAATTGCCGGTGATGCGCAGATACAGGCTCAAGGAGATCTAAGATGGGCAGATGCAGACTCCTCTAATTGGGTGGCATTCCAAGCGCCGGCCACAGTTTCATCAAATGTAACTTGGACATTGCCTGCTGCAGATGGCACCACCGGCCAAGTGCTTTCAACCAACAGCTCGGGCACATTGGCTTGGGTAAACAACGGAACCATCGTGGGCAATCTTGTTGTACCAGGGGCATTGTTAGTTTCAGGTGGTGTAATTGATTTAGTTGCGCCTACCAGTGTTACACAAACCGGCCAAACTATCACAGCATTCACAGAAGGAAACACAACCTACAGTAGTATTACATATACATCAGTTGGAGGCGAACAGAAACTCACTGGATTCACAGCCACTACTTCTGGAAGCGGCATCGCGGCACGTTCGGTTGCAATCACTTATTTGGCCAACGGCTCAATAAATGCATTCACCGTTACTTAAGGAAAAAAAATGGCAGATATTTTAGTTCACAACGCAATAGCAGTAGGCAGTTACAATTTAAGAACTGCCTTGGCATCCGGTGTTGCCAGTCAAGGCAGTGTTTCGACAGACCCTACACAGTATGCAAACTGGCCCAGCTGTATACCATCATTACAGACAACCAACGCCTTGTGCATATATGATTCAGGTAGTGGATATTTTAGAGACGGAGCCTGTTGTGCCTGGACTGTGCCCGCTGGCGCCAGTCAGGTGAGATTTGAACTGTGGGGTGCTGGTGCAGGAACCTCGCCAGGCATGTGTTGCAGCGGCAGTCCTTTTGGTGCCACAGGAGCATATGCTTCATTGATTGTCAGTGCCAAAATAGGCTGTGTATACACGCTGTGTGCAGGCGCCGCTAATTCCAATCAATCGTATTGCCACTGCGATAGAGATGTTTCGGGATGTCAAAGTTTTGTCACTGGTGCTGGCCTCAGCAACTTCTGCGCCAATGGCGGCTGCAGTAATTTACACGAAATGATTCGTGCCACTCAGCGAGATCCAGCCTGGAACTGTTGTAGATATATGGCTAGATGTTCTCAATCAGCAGGTGCTTGTATCTGTTGTACAAGCACTGCTACATATTTTTGCTTCTCAAATTCCTGCTCGATCAGTTGCTGTTCAGCATATCCTTGTATCACAAGACAGTTCAGTTACTTTACAGGCGGCTGCGGCAATTCAATCTGGGGTACTCCGATCATAATCCCCAGCATGTATGCTGCAGATTGGTTTGACACCAATTTTTACGGATGCATGTGCTCACAGCCTACCATGTTGCCAGGCAACTGTGCAAACACTGTATCGACCATATGCTGTGTCTCATACACTTCGGGCACCTGCTGCGGCGCAGCTTTTGGTGGCGCCTGCACTGGAAACAGATGTCAACCAGGCCAAGGCGGAAACTATAATCACGTGATGGGCGGCAACATTGGCTACGGCGACTGGGGACGCACAGGCATGGTCAAGGTCAGTTGGTGTTAATTTTTTCTAGGGAAATAATATGAGTAATGATATTTTAGTCTACAATGCAATCGTTGAAAATCAACGGATTTTAAAAGAGTATATTGACACCAAATTGTTTGATGTGCAATTTCCAAGTGGAGGTGCTAGCGGCCCTACGGCCGCTAACACCCCAACCATATTGTATAATTGCAATGGATGTTGGAATGGGTCGGCTGTGATACCATCTTCTTCTCGAGGAGTTTTTAGCAGATATGAAATTGTAGGGCATACCAGCTACTGGCAGTATTACTGTTCTCAGGCCACGTTTGGATTTGCCGGAGCCTGCGGTGGAGCCTGCAGTGATAATTTTGATCAATACTGCTGCGCTCATTGTGCCTGCGGTTGGGTCGGAGACAGAAAGTGTATGAACGGTTCAGAAAACTGGCAATGCGCCGGGGCAATTGCTTGGCCGTTTGGCTGTAGTTCGGGCTGTGACACAGCCTGCACTATTCAAGGCTTCAACTTTCATGTGAGTATGGTGCCAGACAATGTCTGCAACGGCAGTCAAAGAGGTTTTCATTATTGTTTCACAATGTCTAATAACGGTGACGGTTGGTGCTGTATTGGTAATAGAAATTCTGGACAAGGCTATAGCTGCTGTGGCGGTCACCCTGCTTGTTTGAAATCGGTGTGTTTTACTACCCCCAGCGGCACTCAGCCGTTTGCCTGCGTAACCAGTGTGATGATATTAGGACACGGTAGGATTACTCCATAAAAGGAAAAAACATGACAAAATCTGAATTTTATAAAATTTGGTATAGCACTCGACTACCAGGACAGTGTCTGCTAGAAGATGGATATCCCAACGTTCAATTCAAAGCCAAATACATTACCACTGAAGAACAATGGCTGGAGTTTTTAGAAACTGAAATTGAACTAGATGAATTTGTTCGATTGAGCCCAGACGCCGCTGCAATAATGGGAGTGGAATATGTGATGCCACATACTCGGGCACGAGTATATCCCGATCCGAACGAACAATTAGACGGCATCTTTAAAAGTTTATTGGCATTAAAAACAGCAGGGATTTCTCTTGGTGCAGAAGGGGATGCCTATATAGCTTCTGTAAAAGCAGTCAAAGATCAATTTCCTAAAAATTAACAGTCGTCCGGCGATCCAAGATTACCCCTCACTTCCGTGATACTCTGATATATAATATTAGATATATTTCAGTATCTAAAAAATAACAGTGGAGTAATCGATGAAAAAAGCATTTTTTGTAAATGGAGGAGCCGGACGTGTACTGTGTGCAATTCCAGCACTCGAACACTATTTGAAAACAGTTGATAGTGATGTGGTAATAGTAGCCGAAGCATGGTTAGAGTTGTTTTTGTCCAGCGATATACTAAGAAACAACGTATATTCCATTATGCAGAAAGATCTGTTTAGAGATAAATTAAAAGACAAAGAAATCGTCACTCCTGAACCATATCGATTAAACGCTTATTTCAATCAAAAAGCCAATTTAATTCAAGCATTCGACATGCTGATAAACGATTTATCAGAAGTTCCAGACACCAAAAACATCAATTTGTCCATAGGCAAAGCTGATCAGGCGCTGGGTTATAATTTAATCAACAATGTTCGTGAACAATTCAAGAAAGAAAAAGTCATAGTATTTCAACCGTTTGGATCAGGTGCTAGACAAGAAGGTAATTTTATCATAGACGAATCTGGTAGAAGTTTTGAACTAAAAGATATCTACAGACTTGTAGATGAACTGAGCAAAAACTACGGTATTGTCATGATGTCTACATTTAACATACCGTCTGTGCGGCCCATGCCTGCCATAGTTCCAGAAAAATTTAATCTGCTTCAATGGATGGGCGTTATTAATGCAGCAGACTATTTTCTTGGCTGCGACAGTGTTGGACAGCATTTTGCTCATGCACTGAAAAAGCCAGCCACAGTGGTCATTGGCTCTACCTTTCCTCAAAACATCAGTTATCCTAACAACAAAGATTTTACCATCATCGACAACGGCAAAGACAAGCGTACCTACTCACCTCTAAGGATAACCACTGATTTCACAGTGGATCGAAACAATGAAGATTTGATGATCCTTGAAGATTCTGAATTCGACAAAATAGTAGACGGCATAGTAAAAAAATTAGGCAAGTCGACAAAAAAATTCAACGAATCTGCTAGTACACCTATGTTGTCAAATCAGACAACGTGCGGAATTCCTCAAGTTGAATTGCCAAAGACACCATTAGATGCAACTTTAAAAAATATTTTTGAAAAAACAAACTAATATGAACGAAAAAAATAACACACTTGAAAAAACTGGATATATTCTTGGCATAAGTCGCGGACATAATGCTGGCGTATGTTTGCTTAAAGATGGCGAAATAGTGTTTGCTTTAGAAGAAGAAAGATTAAGCAGGCACAAATACGATGGTGGTCCTTATGCAGGTATCATAAAAGTCAAAGAATACACTGATAAAATAGATTACATGGTCATTTCTCATACACAGAGTCTAGAACACACCGGACAAAAAGTGGATTTTACAGGGGATAATATTTATGTGGGTCTGGCTAGAAAAATTGGATTGATTGATAGAAAAGCGGATATTTACAATCACCCGCAGGTAATAGATTACAGCCACCAACATCATAAAATTCATGCAGCCTGCGCTTTTTATCGCAGCGGATTTGACGAAGCTGTTGCAGTTATTGTAGATGGTGCTGGCTCGTCAACTCCTGCCAATCTCAGAGGTGAACCAATATTGTTGTGGGAAGTTGAATCGGTTATAGATTGCGCATATCCTGCAAAGTTTAAAACAATTTATAAACATCTAGGATGTCGTGATGGCATACCTGTAAATATGGTAGAACAGGCTGGGGAAGTTCTACAAGAAGAAGGTACATTTTCCGCAGTGCTGTCGGATAGGGCAGGTATTGTAAAAACCTACGAAGCTGTAACTGAATATTGTGGATTTCCTGCAATCGAAGCAGGAAAGACCATGGGATTATTTCCCTATGGTAAAAAGAATGAAAAAATTCCACCACTGTTTACTAATCTAAACAATACTAGTGAATTTAACCTAGCAGACAGAAACGTCATAATACCAACTTATCCAAACTCAGCGTTTGTAAATGTTGTAGCTGTGACAGAACTTTCAGAATTTGCAGATGGCGATCTAACCTATCTTCAAAATCGCAGAGATCTCGCATATGCGGTGCAGACTGAAACACAAGAACAGGTGTTGAACCTAATTATTAAAGCGGCAACAGCAACAGGTAAAAAAAATGTAGTGCTCAGCGGAGGATACGGGTTAAACTGTGTGGCAAATTATCACTACCTAAATACTCTGCGTGAGCTTGACATTGAACTGTATGTTGAACCAATATCCAACGACGGTGGCACTGCTATCGGAGTTGCCCTGTTGCATTATCATACCCAAGAAGAATCTAATAAAAAACACAACAGCGATCTATATCTCGGTCCAAAATACACATACACTGAAGATCAAATCAGTTCGTTGGCTGAAAAATATGGTGCAGAAATTAAACAATGTGATGATGCAGAAATTGTTGATCTGTTGACATCAAAAAATATTGTTGCTATATTTCAGGGTAGATCGGAAAGCGGTCCGAGAGCACTGGGCAATAGAAGTTTGTTATTTGATCCTAGATTTAAAGACGGCAAAGATTTTGTCAACGGTGTCAAGCGTAGAGAATATTTCCGTCCATTTGCAGGTTCGATCTTAGAAGAAGATACACATGAATGGTTTGATCTGCGAGGCATGGATGATTCACCACATATGATGTATGCAGTTTCTTGCAAGCCTGGTGTAGCTGACAAAATTCCAAGCATTATCCATGTTGATGGATCTTGCCGTATTCAAACAGTCAATGAAGAACAAAATCCATTGTATTACAGACTTATAAAAAAGTTCAAAGAAGAAACAGGATTTCCAATAGTTTTCAATACCAGTTTTAATCTAGGTGGCGAACCACTAGTTGAAACCTTGGAAGATGCATTCTGGACTTTGCAACAAAGTAAGATAGAATACTTGTATCTTCCAGAATACCAAAAGTTAATTTCGATTATTAACTAATATATGCAAGGGTCTAGAGAAATTCTTCTCGAAACCCTTGCTCTAAATTTAAAATTTTGTTTTTTAAAAAAGTAGCAGATAACTTGTCTGCTAGTATTTCGTGGTTATCCTGACTTAGATGTCCTACTCTAGGATCACGCCCCTTGTGGATGTTAGAAATAAAATTTGACCACGAATCTAGATCTTTTCCTTTGACTTCATTAACACAGATGTCAAACAATGATCCGCTGACTTGATATCTCCCGCTGATTGGATAGCCTTTTTGTTCAAATCCTGGTAGAATTAATAAATTTATTTTATTTTTTTCTGAAACACGGTGTATAGAATTACAAAGACATTCAAAATTTATAAATGACATGATAGGATTATCAAGATAGGTCATGTAGTATTTCAGTGCAGTTTTTTGCTCACTAGATAAATCAGCCAGATCACTGTGACTGACGGCAAAGTTAGAGGAGCCAACGTTATCTGGAAAAAACCATCTCCTGTTTATCTGTGTGGAAACAAAAATCACAAAATCATTTGGTGTGATTTCATGCAATTGTTCTGTAAATTGATTATAGATCCATTCGTTGGGTGCCCCAAACTGCGCAAAAGTTTTTACACCATCACAATTTAGATTTTTCATTAATGAAAATTGCCAATGTACACGAGATTCTAAATCATTTTGATAAGGAATAGCATAACTGTCTCCAAATACCCATAAATTTTTCATAAGTTTTTTTTAAATGTTGTTCTAGATATAAGTAATATGACACTATTTATTGTGTTTAAATTTCGTAATAAATTTTTATAGATCACAAAAAATGAGTAAATCCTTAATCGATTATGCATCAATCAATCCTGGTGCAAATACATTTAACTCTTCGTTAGAATCCAACCGTTGTGTGATTGGATTAGATCGAGACGGTGTAATAAATCAAGACCTTGGAACATATTGTTTTCGCCCAGAAGATTTTGATCCAATTGGAGGAAGTCTAGAAGCTGTGGCTTTTTTGAGAAACAAAGGATACAAGATTGTGATCATTACAGATCAAGGTGGTATAGAAAAAGGCATATACACCAGTGATGATGTAGACACCACACACAAACATATGTTGCAACTGTTGGGCAAAGCAGGCTGTCCTAGCATTGATGCAATATATTATTCTACTTCTAGTCGCAAAGAAGACTACTATGCCAAACCCAATACAGGGATGTTTACAAGATGCGAAACTGAACATCCGACTATAAAATTCAAAGGTGGATATTATGTTGGTGATAAAATCAAAGATCTCAAAGCAGCAATTAAAATCGGAGCTAGGCCAATTTTAGTAAGAACAGGCTATGGTGCAGAAACTGAAAAAGAATTAAAAAAGTATACCTATAGAGAGATCAAAAGAAAAACACTGATATACAATAATTTGGCAGAATTTGCCAGCACATTAGCGTAAAAAATTCTATTGATAACCGGTAAAAAACAGTGTACATTTATTTAAGAGTTGGTAATCACGATGCAAATATGTTGGGATAAAATAAAATGAGACTAGATGGAAGAGTACAAAAGGGGTGGGGATATGAAATTATCTTTTCAACAACAGAAAAATACTGCGGAAAATACTTGGTATTTGAAAAAGCCAAAGCAAAATGCTCCATGCATTATCATCTAGTCAAGGATGAAAGTTGGAACGTTAATCAAGGAAGTTTTATTTTGAGGTATATAGATACTGCAACTGCTAAACTTCAAGAAAAAATATTAAATGTAGGTGATAACTGGCACAATCCTCCCGGGTTACCGCATCAGCTTGAAGCCTTAGAGGATAATTCTATCATTGTAGAAGTAAGCACAGCTGATTCGGTAGAAGATAATTTTAGAATCTTCCCAGGAAATAGTCAAGCATGACACGAGTGGTGATCAATGGAACGTTTGACATTATACATCTAGGGCATTTAAAATTATTGCAGTATGCAAGAAGTTTCCCCGACAGTTATGTATTGGTGTTAACTGACAGTGATCGCAGAATACGTGAGTTAAAGGGTCCAGCTCGTCCTGTTAATACCGAATACGAACGATGCAGTATGTTGTTTGCTCTAAAGTATGTTGATCGAGTGGAAACATTTGACACGGATCAAGAACTCATAGACCTGATCAAAGGTTTTAAACCTGATGTAATGGTCAAAGGCAGTGACTATCGGGACAGACCTATAATAGGTGCAGAATACTGTAAAGAGATAAAATTTTATGACAGAGTTGAACCATACTCAACAACCAAAGCAATACAAGATATTACTCATAGGGGATAATTGCACAGACGTATATCAATACGGTACTGTTGATCGCATTAGTCCCGAAGCCCCAGTTCCTGTATTTAAATTCAGTCACGAAGAAAGCAGACCCGGCATGGCTGGCAATGTCTGTAATAATCTAGCAGCATTAGGATGTAATGTTTATTCTGTCTACGGAGAAAATAGCACAAAGACTAGATTAATTGATATCAGAAGTAAACAACAGATTGTTCGCATCGACAACGATGTGGTATCAACACCTCCTAGTATTCCTTACAGTCTTACTGGATATAATGCCGTGGTGATCAGTGACTATAACAAAGGCACTGTTACCTACGAGCTAATTGAAAACCTACGTAACACATTCGATGGACCTATCTTTGTTGATACAAAGAAAACAGACCTAGCCAGACTAGAAGGATGTATAGTTAAAATAAACAGTTTTGAATTTAGTCAAATTAAAACCAGATGCAGTAACCTGATAGTGACACTAGGCCCAGAGGGTGCAGACTGGAATAACAAAATATTTCCAGCACCTGTAGTTGAGGTCAGCGATGTCTGCGGTGCCGGTGATACATTCTTAGCAGCACTGGCCTATTGGTATATCCATTCTCGAGACATGGAACAAGCTATTAAGTTTGCGGTCCGGGCTAGTGCAGTGACCGTACAGCGTCTAGGAGTTTATGCTCCGTCATTGGAAGAAATTTTATGATAGTATTAACAGGTGCTGGTGGATTTATTGGCAGTGTGGTATTAGGGTATTTAAATTCTCAACAAATAACTGATATTCTCATAGTTGACGATTTGCCCTATGAAAATCAATATAAAAACTTGATCGGTAAACAGTATAAAAGACTATTATCAATAGATGATGTTGACTTAACTAATGAAAATATCACTGGAGTGATACATATCGGTGCTAATTCAAATACTCTAGAAAAAAATTGGAGTTCGATTTATGCTTCAAATATCCAATCAACAAGAAAGTGGAATACATTTTGTAAAGAACGCAGTATACCTTTTATTTTTACTTCAAGTGCAGCAGTATACGGCAATGGTCAAGGCCCAATGAATCAATATGCGTTTAGCAAACTACTCAGCGAGAATGAAATAGACGGAGTTATTCTTCGACTGTTTAATGTTTATGGACCCAATGAATATCACAAGGGCAGAATGGCCTCTTCAATTCTGCACTGGGTTGATCAACTCAGCAAGACTGGAGAAATAAAAATATTTGAAAACAGTAAGAATTATTTCAGAGATTTTATATGGGTAGAAGACGTGGCAAAAACCATATACCATTTTATGTATAAAAATTATCAACCCGGAATTTACGATCTAGGCACTGGTAATAGAGTAGATTTTGAAACTATTGCGGATACAATCATAGATCATACAGGCGCAGGAACAAAAAAATTCATAGATATGCCAACTGATCTTAAAAATCAATATCAAATTAACACCCTTGCTGATACCAAATCGCTGATCAGTTCGGGAGTAACCGTTGAGAATTTTATTCAAATCAACACGGGCGTTGAAAAATACATAAATTATCTATCAAACATTCGTTATATTTAAATAAATAATAGTATGGCCAAAATACCCGTATTCGATGCAGTAAGAATAATTCCTAGAGATTCTGGATTTTTAAATAGAAATTCAGGATCAAGGGGCGAAGTTTTTTACGATCAAACAGCTAATACTCTTAGAATTTACAACGGATCAACAGTCGGCGGTGTAAGTTTAGCAAAAGCAGATTTAACCAACGTTTCCAACTCAGACTTTCTTTCCAAGGCTAATTTAGCAGGAGTGAGCGGGGGTGGCGGAAATACCACAGTTTCAGTAAGTAGTAGTGTACCTGTGGCCCCATCTAGTGGAAACTTGTGGTTAGATACCAATACCGGTATACTGTATGTTTATTTCAACGACGGGTCAAGCAGTCAATGGATTCAACCAGTGGCTCCGTATCCCGATACTACAAATTTAGCCACAGTATCATATGTTAATTCAGCAGTGACTGGATTAGCCTCTACATCCTATGTAAACACAGCAGTGGCAGGATACGCCACTACAGGGTTTGTCAATTCAGCAGTGGCTGGATTAGCCTCTACAGCATTTGTCAATTCAGCTGTATCGGCCGCGACATTTGTATTAAATGTAGAAGCAGACGATTCCACATTACGATCAGTTACATCGGGAAGCCCAATTCGATTCACTGGAGCCGGCGGTATCACCACAGCCTCTGATAGCTCAGGTAACATCACGATCACGGGCGGCGGCACCACAGGTAACATTACCTTTGCTGTGACCACTATAGACTCATCGGATTCTTCTGCAATAAGATTTACACCCGCAGTAATTTTTGATTCCGATGTCACAGTTCAAAATAATCTTGTGATAGATAACAGTGTCGAAGTTGCATTGAATTTGTCAGTGAACAATCAATTGACAGTGAAAGACATTGTGTTAACTGGCAATTTTTCAAGTCAAGGATCAGGAATACCTGAACTGTTGTCAGATAGTGAAATACAACTAACGGCTGGTACTCGTGTAGAGATAACAGCAAGTCCTTTGAAAATGGCATCTTTTACAAGTGCAGCAAGAGATCTGCTAACAGCGGTCAACGGCGATATGATCTATAACACCACAACAAATAAGTTTCAAGGACGTGCCGGAGGCGCCTGGGTAGATCTACATTAAGCCATGGAAAAAAAATATTATCAATTGGCGACTCATACTGAAGCAGAGTGGGATGAATTAAATGCTGAACTAACTGCGGCAGGACATGTCAATCAATCTGTTCCTATTCGAGAAATAGAATGTGTAGATGATCAATTACATAGCCCTACTCGAGGAACGTATCTACTCACTGACACCGAAGCAGAGCAGTTAAAAAATGATCCAAGAATAAAATTCATCAACATAGATTACAAACGCTATGCTGAATTCACACCACCACCTGACGAATTGCACTCAGTAAGACCAGATTTAGTAAACAGATATGCTGCTGCGGTGAAAAATTATAGAGAATTTGCTGCTTCCAACACACTAGCAGTGACACCCGATACCTCAGACGTCAACAGAACTGGGTATCAGCTCTATAGATGCACACAGAAATTAGATCCTTGGGTAGATGCTGCGCTGGCAGACAATGCAGTGGTCAATACCAATATTCCACAATACGGCACAGGCAAGCACATAGATGTCATAGTTGCAGATGACGGCACCTGGATTGGCCATCCAGAATTTCAAAACAATTCTCTGTCTGATTCCAGTCCGTTTGCAGCTGTGCCAAAACCCAGTGGATACGTTGGAGGCAATGTTCTACCAGGTAACGGCACCTGTGATCTATTAGATCTGGTGCTAGATTCACCATATTATCTAGATCCTGATTGGTTCAATGCTGATCCTGCCACGAGATTAATCACTAGGTGGGACGGCACCGTAGTTCCTGTAGAGTCAGTAGCAAGATCATGGTGGTCAAACAACGCTCTGCGCAGCGCACAGTTTGCGAATGCAGGCACAGTGGGTGTTTCTATTGCTTATACTAGAGCAAACTGCAATGGCTCCAACGCTGCATTATCTACCGAAGGTGATCACGGTACCTGTTGTGCTGCACTAACCTACGGAAGAACACAAGGTTGGGCCTATAATGCCAATAAATGGGTATTAGATCTTTACGGCATCTACGGTGCAGGCATAGAAACGGGCTTTGATATAATGAAAATATTTCATACCGTGAAACCAGTGAATCCTCTCTTTGGCACTAGAAATCCCACAATAACCAGCAATAGCTGGGGCTATCGATCCGACAAAGCTCCCGGCGGATCAACATATTATTACACTCATAGGTCAACCAGCAACACTGCTTATACCACCGAAACAGGAATAAACTGGCTAAGCCACATGGGCACACAGGGAGATGGCGGTCGTTGGAAAAGTGAAATGAAAACAAATTCACTGACCACAGCGCAAGATGAATTGATTGCTGCCGGAGTGATTTTTGTTGCGGCTTCCGGTAACAGCAATCAAAAACAGGTGAACAGCAGTCATCCGGACTATAACAATTTTATTACCGCCACCAACGGCGGAAGTTTAGCCAACTCCACGTTCAGTGAGTTTGGAGTTGCAGTATATGGCACAACGAATCGCCGAGGATTCCCTCAACAAGGCGGCAAATATACCGATGCCACTGGTGCCGTAATTTATCCGGTGATCAATATCGGAGCACTTGATGACGATTATAAGACCTCAAAAGAAGCCAAAGTTGGTTACAGCGATAGGGGGAACAGCATAGATGTTTATGCTCCAGCAGATGGCACCTTGGCAGCTAATAGAGGCTATGGCACAAACTGGCCGAGACCTGATACCTATGCTGCTCTAAGTTACAATTCCGGAAATACCACCGACGCTGCCTTTAGCGGAACCAGTGCTGCCTGTCCTGTGGCCACAGGATTTATAGCCACAGTGTTGGAATGGAATAGAGACTGGACCTGGGTGGAAGTCAAAGCATGGCTGCAATCTCTAGAAACACAAGACGCTGCCGATTTTTACTTCGGCACAGAATCAACCACTACTAACACAGCCAATTGGCTGGATTATGAAAGTCTCGAAGGAGGCGATGCTCGAGTGATTTATCAAGGGCAGATTGATGCTAGATTTAGATCGGGTTCAAGAAAAATCTTGTCCAATCTTAGAATCAACAGCGGTTTGCGATTGCGGCTGAATCGTTGATAAATATTCCATAGAGATTAAAAAATGCCTATAAATTTTCCTAATAGCCCAGCACTCAACGAAGTCTATACTGTTGATCAAAAATCGTGGCGATACAACGGCACTGCTTGGAATGTGATCAGCAGCGGATACGATCTTTCAACTTCGCCTAGTTTCACTAATTTAGTTGTTGCAGGACAGTCAACTGTGGTAGCAGATACCGCCACAGATACCTTAACACTAGTAGCAGGTTCTGGTATTGCTATCACAACCAATGCATCTACTGACACTGTGACTTTGACTTCTGTGGCCTCTACTGGAAATATCACAATTGTAGATACTACCCTTAGTGTTACTAATGCAAACCCCATAACCATAACTCCTAACCTGGTGTTAGGGGGAACTTTGAGATTTCCAGATAACACTGTTCAAACCACAGCCACAGTGCAAGGACCTGCTGGGCCAGCAGGTCCACCTGGCTCAAGTGGTACTGGTTCAGGTAATGTCAATTCTGTGTTAGGTAGCTATGTCGATAACGCCATAGTTAGATACAGTGGCACCAGTGGCACAACTATTAAAAACAGCTCAGCCAGCATTAGCGATGCTGGGCTACTCACTGCTACCAACTTCAGCGGTGGTGGGGCTAGTATTACCGCATTGAATGCTACGCAATTGACCACCGGTACTATACCCGATGCAAGATTTCCTGCTATACTGCCAATCAGTAGTGGTTCAAATCTCACTGCACTCAACGCCACACAGTTGACCACAGGCACAGTGCCCATAGGTCGTATAGGAGCCGCAGGCACACCTAGTGCCAGTACTTATTTGAGAGGCGATAACTCGTGGGCCACAGTAGCTGGAGGCGGTGGCACAGCGTCAGATAGTTTTGCTACAATTGCAGTAGCGGGGCAGAGTTCAGTGGTAGCGGATTCGTCTACAGATACATTGACATTGGCGGCTGGCACAGGTATAACACTTACAACCGATGCTAGCACCGACACCATTACTATTACTAACTCGGGCTCAAGTCAAAATGCTTTTGGTATATTGGCTGTAGCAGGGCAGTCGAGTGTTGAAGCAGAATCTCCAGGAGATACAATAACATTGGTAGCAGGCACTGGTATTTCACTAGCCACCAATGCTGGCACAGACACTGTGACAATCACTAGTACCGTATCAGCAGGTGCTACAGCGTTTACCGGACTAAGCGATCGTGCAGATCTTACTATAGATCAGTTTTATCTACAGGCTATAACAAGACTTAATGTGACTAATAACGGCGCATCTGCATATAGATTTGATCAGTATGGGACCACAGACGATCCTACAATATATGCCATAAACGGAACTACTATAGCATTTAATTTACAGGCCACCGGCCACCCGTTCTTGATACAGAATAATGCGGGCGTTAATTATGACATTGGGCTGGTTCACGTTACCACAGGAGGCACAGTGACTACAGGATCATCTGCACAGGGCAAAGATTCGGGAACGTTGTATTGGAAGATTCCAGATAGTATCAGCGGAAACTATAGATATCAGTGTAGTGCCCATGCTGCTATGGTAGGCACAATTGTAATTAAAAACTTCTCTAGTATTTAATTTTGCTGCGCCTGTGCCCAGTCTCTGATTCTAGTTTCTAATTTTTTTCTTATAGCTGTGATATCCTGCTTCATTTCACTGCCCATGGTAGGCAGCTGACGACTGTAGATCATTTCCATGTGCATGCTATCTAATTTTTTTATTTCTGCAACAAGTTTGTTCAGCAGTTGTTGAGATTCCTGTTTGACTGCGCCATCAGGCATGGTGTCGATGGCTGTGCTATATCGCTCATAATCTTCCTGGAATCTACTAGATTTTTGTAACAGATTTGACATTTTCTAACTCCAATATGGTTTCTATTTTCACACGTATTACCTGATTATTTAATGTGGTTCGCAGTCCCGAGTGTAATTGTTTGGGAAGGCAATCTAAATCAGCCCAGCATATGGTTTTTGATGCCAGAGTTAAAAACTCTTGATCGACCACGCACACATATGTGCCATACTCAAAACCACGATCTTCAGACAGATACAGTTCAATAGGAACTATACGGCCTTGAGCATATTGCGTTAACAATGCATCTGCATCTTCTAGAAGGCTGTTATTACGTTGAAAGGTAGGCACGGTCCATCGCTCATCATCTAGGATCAGCAGGATGCGACCTGTGGTTTTAGCTAAAAATAATAATCCGGCACGCTGTTGCATGCAGATACTTATCCGCCTATAGTCTTGAAGTTCCACTCTCCTGGCAGATACTCACCTTCGAATGCTTTGAGCCATTGATTACCATCCCATTTGTATTTGATGCCTGTGCGGATATTTTGAATATGGGTAGGTGAGAAATCTTCACCTGCAATAGCTGCATCTTCCAGCGTGTGGTCTTGAGGATCCCAAATTGTGGCCCAGGTCTGACCAGTCCACTCTACAATGGAATTGGCTGTGATCACAGGATCGGTACCATCTTGATTTTCCCATGATGAATCGTTGTTGCTAGGATCACGCCAGGCCTGCGGACCTCTATATGGTATGTTTGTGCTGTCTGCAGGATTAGAAGGAAGATTAATATAACCTCCACGGTTCTCGCTGTTGTTGACATCGTCTAACATCAAGAATCTCAAGCCCAGTGGTATCTGTGCATGTGATCCATAGACCTCTAAAGGATTATACTTGTAAGGATCTATGATAGCATCTACCGTGCCTCTAGCAGCTATGCCGGGAATGCCACTGGCAATGTCGTCATTGGCAGGATATGTGTCTGCATCTAAGGTCACGGTGAGCACGGTCTGGTCCAAGGGATTGATCACAAATGTGCCTACTATCTCATAGCCACTGGCCTTTTGAAACCATATTTCACTGCCCGGCACATAGCCGCCTTGTATCTCTAGAATCTTTGACCATTCCACTGGTTCGCCATTTTTAAATTCTTTCTGACTTAGCCCTAGCGACTGCACAGCATCTAATGGATTCACTAGTGTGAGATCATATTGGTTATCGTTGACTGTGCCTGTGTTGGATTTGAACAGCAACACTCTGTAATTACCATAAGTTTTGGTAACTAGGGTCATACTGGATTGTGAAGTATTGTATATTAGATCTGAAAGATCTATCACATCACCTTGATCTGTAAACACGTTGGCCACAATGCTTTGAACTATGCCTAGCTTTTTGACCTTGGCCGGTGGTGATATGAACACAGGCATTTCAAAATCAAGACTGCATATGTCTATGTCTGATTCTGCGCCCTGCGGTATTGTCCTACTGGAAAAATTAGTGCCGGTTAGATACATGGCGCTGAGACTGGTCCAGTCGATGTAGTTGTCTGTGGTTTGCAGTTCCAAACTGGGATTAAACAGCACCAGTATCTGTTCTAACAACTGTAATTTTTGATCAGTGTTTGTTGTCCATATATCAGCTTTCATGGTCAGCTTGAATGGAGTAGGCATGAGTCTTTCAACAGTATAGCTGCCGCCTTGTGCGCCCGAATATTCTCTTGTGCCGTTGGCGTCTGTGAATCTGCGTTCTCTCACGTGTATCTTAGACACAAATGTAGGATCACTGAGTCTGTTGGTATCCATCTCAATGCCTGTGATATAACACGCTATTCTCGGCACAGTAGGCATTTTGTTTTCAGAATTGTCTTTGATGATGCTGGCTACCTGTCTGGTCAAATCGCCATACATCACCGGTATCTGTTTTTGCTCACCGTCTCCTGCTTGATACTTGAATCCAATGAACACACGCATGAACTGTGTGACATATCGTCGTATCTGTCCGTCGTAGTAAAAATCCATTATAGGTCTGCCTCAGGTCTTAGAGCCTTGCTGAGACTCTGTTTTTCTTTGACTGTGTGTCCGTCTATGGTGTTCACAGTGGGGTTATTAATGAATGTAGATTTTTGTGTCTGACGCATATCCTTGCCTGCAAACGGTTTATCAGCTGCTACATCGCTGGCTCCGAGATTGCTCATAGTCGTTCTCACATTGTCTTCAAACTTGCGCCATCTTACTCCGTCAAATCTAAACAGTCTGTTAGGAAGATAATCTGTTCGCAGTGCAAATTGTCCATTAACAGGATTGTTGGGGAATGAAATACCAGCGGTAAATGGAGCACCGTTGGGAGGTAAACCGTCTTTGGTTAGATAACCTTCATAGCCATCCCCGTCAGCAGGTAAAATTACACTGCTGGCAGTCTGACCAACATATATTGCATTACCAGCCGAGTCAAATTGGGGAACTCCATTTTCATCAGTGGCCTGTGTTTGTGCATCCACTGTCACCAACGATGCATCCACGCTGGCTAATTCTGCGGTACCGTCGTCGGTTCGCTGTAGTGTATAATACTTGCTGGTGTCGTAGCCGCTGCGTGGTGCATCTGCTTCTGCTTGATCTAATACCGCAGCAGTGATCTGCATTTCTTTTTCGTAGGTACTGATTACATCTCGTAGGGTGTCTGCTAGTGCATAGTAAGGATTGTTTACCGGTCCGGGCGGTTCTATTCCGGTGACTTCTCGGATGACTTGATATTTTTTGCCATTGTCAGCTAATACAACATCGCCGGGATAATAAGTTATGGTTGAGTTATAAGTGCCTTTGTAGAATTCTCTGTCTGCAATATCATCTAGTATCTGTTTGAATTCTTGGCTATCCACTAACGGCTTGCACTTGGCACGATATAGATGTGGATACCATGTGGCTGAAAATCCTTCCGCTGCTCTACTAACTTCTTCTATGACAAAGAAACGTTTTAGTGCAAAAGTTAAATCATTCAAAGCATATTCGTCTTTGAGATGCGGCAGTTCTATCACATCTCCTGCTATGATTTTACGACCTAGTTTTTCTACAGTATCTGTGATGTGGAATGTGATAAAAATAGTGTCATTCTGCAGGAACAGTCCAAACTGACTAAGGTTAAAATCGATATCAGATATATTGTATACACCGCGCATGACGTAAACATCGGGATCATATTTGCGATCTCTGTTTTCTAAAAATAACAGATCTTGTATGTTTGCTACGTTATCAGTGGCGTAGGTAGGAGTGCTGGGAGTATCGCCCTGTATGGATGCACCGGGCCCGATGTATCTGTGTACCAGCACATCTGTTCCGCCGACTTGGAACATTTCCCAGGCGGATCTATCTATAAAGCGGAAATCGTTGCCCTTTTCGGGTCGGTATAAACTGAGTCTTGGCATAGTCATATATTTACCGCTACGATAAATACTCGTATGAGCACATCAGACCAAGCCAAAAATTCTGTTTACAACTACTGCAAAGCCATGCTAGGCGATGGTATGGTAGACGTAGAACTAGACCCTATCCACTACGATACAGCACTTAATCGTGCTCTAGCAGTTTTCCGTCAGCGAAGCGATAACGCTGTAGAAGAAAGTTATGCGTTTTTAACCCTTACTGAGAGCACTAACGAATATATACTACCTAAAGAAATACAGCAGGTACGTCAAATATTCCGTAGATCAGTGGGATCAAGAACTGGCAACGGCACAGGTGGAACTGTGTTTGAGCCGTTCAACTTGGCCTATGCCAATACCTACTTATTAAGCAGCACTAACATGGGTGGCTTGTTAACCTATGAACTGTTTAGTCAGTACCAGGAGCTGGTAGGTAAGATGTTTGGTTCATTTATTAACTTTACATGGCATCCACAGAGTCACAAGCTGATCATACATCAACGTCCTCGCGGAGATGAATCTGTGATGCTACAGGTATACAACAGCCGACCCGACTTTGTAATCATCGATGATGTGTATTCCGGACAGTGGATCAAGGATTATTCATTGGCCAACTGCAAAATGATGCTTGGACAGGCTCGATCAAAGTTTGGACAGATTGCTGGACCACAGGGTGGCACACAGCTCAATGGCACAGCACTGATCACCGAAGCACAGGCCGAGATGGAAAAACTCACCGACGACTTGATGAAATTGGTTCCCGGCGGCAGCGGCTATACCTGGATAACTGGTTGACCTTATAACTAATCTATATTATAATTGTTCTAAAGGGGACAATTTATGATTATAGGTGTATGCGGTTTTATAGGCTCGGGCAAAGATACGGTAGCCGATTATCTAGTTAATTTTCACGAATTTCGCAGAGAAAGTTTTGCGTCGACACTCAAAGATGCTGTGGCCAGTGTGTTTGGATGGGATCGAACCATGCTGGAAGGTCGCACAGCACAGGCTCGCGAGTGGCGGGAACAAGTAGATCCTTGGTGGGCAGAACGCTTAGACATGCCTACATTAACTCCTAGATGGGTTCTACAATACTGGGGCACGGAAGTATGCCGTAAAGCATTCCATGATGATATTTGGATTGCCAGCCTAGAAAATAAACTGCGTCTCAGCAAAGATCACATTGTAATTTCGGACTGTCGTTTCCCCAATGAAATTAAATCAATCAAAGATGCAGGTGGCCAAATTGTTTGGGTGCAGCGTGGTGAGTTGCCCGACTGGTATGAGGATGCTATCAGCGCCAATCAAGGCAACAATGTAGGTCTAAACGCTATGAAGATGCGTAAAATACATGCATCAGAATGGGCATGGTTGGGCAACGATTTTGACAAGATAATCGACAACAATGGCACTATCGATGACCTGTATCAACAGAGTGCAAACCTAGTAGTCAGCAATAAGATCGCCTTGCCTCCAAGTTATACCCTCTTTGCCTAAGATAGCAGCACAGTTCAAGCACACAGTTTTGAGATTTGAGGGTCTGCAGTTGTTGAGATTTTCATCTACATGGAACACTCGAAATACCTCGGGGTGTTGAGATCGACACCCACATTTTTCACAAACGGACTTGGGTTTGTATCCGGCACGTTGCCAACGAGGAACATGCTCACCTGCACCGTGTGCTAGACAGATTTCACACAGTGTTCTGTAATAGGCACGAGTGTCTTTGTAGTAATTAATGGCTCTAGGTCGCTGTGCGCAGGCCTTGCATAGTGGTCGCATTTGATATTTACCCTTTTAGACCCCTTTTGTTCGGCGCCTAACTTGCTGTTTTTGGAATAGAATGCTAAATATTATGAGCAACTATTACCAGGAGAATAGGCGATATGGCACTAACATCACCAGGCGTACAAGTTACGGTAATCGACGAGAGTTTTTATACACCAGCAGAACCTGGTACGGTCCCTCTTATTGTCGTAGCTACAGCCCAAGATAAAACAAACGGAGCTGGTACAAACACAGCTTCAGCAACAACCAAAGCAAATGCTGGCAAAGCATTTAAAATTACGAGTCAACGAGATCTCACAGATCTGTTTGGAATTCCGTTCTTTGAACAGACAGCGAGTTCAACTCCTATCCATGGTTCAGAGCGCAACGAATATGGACTATTAGCAGCCTACAGTTTATTAGGTGTAAGCAACGCGGCATTTATTGTTCGAGCTGATGTAGATCTAGACCAACTCGCAGCAGAAGTAGATGCCCCGGGAGCGAACCCTGTAAACGGCAAATGGTGGATTGACACCCAGGCCACAACTTGGGGTATCCAAGAGTGGAACAGTGCCGCAGGATCAACGGCAGGCGGACAGAAATTTACCAACAAAGTACCGTTGGTGCTAACAGATGCAGATTTTCCGGCCAAGATTGAAAACAATGCTCCTAAGGCTGCAGTGGGTCAAATCGGCGACTACGCAGTGGTATTTCAAACAGTAGAAGGTGACGGTGCCTACGGCACAGCAGAAGATCTAGCAAGAATCTATTACAAGTCATCAGGCAACGGTGGCGTAGCAGGTGGTGGCACAGCAGTTGATGCTGGCGAATGGGTATTGGTAGGGTCTAATGAGTGGAAAGCCAGCTGGCCATTAGCAGTAAGTAATACATACACTGGTGCTGCACTCAGCGGAACCTTGTTTGTAAACAGCACTTCAATTGCTGCAGGATCATTAAACACAATTAGAGATAATATTAATTCGGCAGCTATCACAGGTGTAACTGCAAAAGTATTATCTAACAGACTCTACATTTATTCAGATGGTAGATCAATAGGCAGCGGAACAGGCGATTCTACTGGCCCAGATGGTAACATCAAGCTAGACAACGGCACAGCATCATGGGCTGCTATCGGTATTACTACAGGTGAATACATCAGTCCAAGACTGCAACAAACACCTCACACAGATATTCCTGCTTTCAAACGCACTGACAACGTAACTACAGTGGAAGGCGTTGCTACTGGATCTGTGTGGATTAAAACCACAGAACCAAATCGTGGCGCTCGTTGGAGAGCCAAGCAATGGAGTTCTGCTACACAGTCATGGGTGGCATCAGAGGCACCAATTTATGCTTCCACAAACGCAGCACTATTTTATCTAGATCGCAGCGGCGGCGGCGCCAATATTTCAGCAGACACATTGTTTGTGCAGAGCAATGCACAGGAAAACAGTGGATTTGACACTACACCAAACACAGCTGAATTCCGTGTATGGTATAGACACATTGGTATCGGTCAGGGCACTAGTGTAACCAGCAATATTATCAAGAGCGGTACATTTACTGCCGGTGCTACAACAGAGTTTACACTTGCCGAAAGCATAGTAGGTCAGTTGGCTCTAGATACTGCTAAGACTATTTCTCTAGCATCAACAAATGTTCCAGCAAATGCGCCTACAGGCGACAACAGCGATGCAGACAAGTTTGCCGCTGCTATTAATGCAGCTGGATTCACAAACATTGAAGCATCTGTAGTAGCTGTTACACCAACACAGAGCAGACTGGTTATTACACACAACGATGGCGGTGATTTTAGACTCACCGACGGCACAGGTACTCCTTTGTCAACTCTGTTCACAGCCTACAATCTCAAGACTAGATCAGGCACAGAAAACTTCTACAATATCTCATTGGGAAGTGGAGCAGTGGGAGCAGAAGATCTTGCTGCAGGTGCTGCACAAGACTATCTAGCTTCAGGTTATCAACCATTGGCTGCATCAGATCCAAGATTCGCAGCCACCCCAGATGCTCCATTGAACGAACCTGGAGATCAACAACTGTGGTATAATCCAAACTTTGCTGATGTTGACATCATGGTTCACAACGGTAATACTTTTGTGGGCTACAGACACGCAACATCACCCTACTATGAAGCTGCTACCACTACTTTAAGAACTGGTTACCTACCAATAGTAGCTGCCAGCAATCCATATGTGGCTGGAGTAACTGTATCAGGCGACTTATGGATCAGCACAGCAGATTTGGAAAACTTCCCAACAATTTATAGATACAACAGCAATTTAAGCGACATCGGCGATGTAACTCTGCGTTGGGAATTAGTGGACAAGACAGATCAAACCACAGAAGAAGGTGTGTTGTTTGCAGATGCTCGTTGGAACACTACCGGTACAAGCTCAGCACAAGCAACTATAGAAGATTTAGTAACACATAATTTCTTGGACCCAGATGCTCCAGATCCAGCACTATATCCCAAAGGCATGCTGCTGTGGAATCTAAGACGCAGTGGTGGTAATGTCAAGAAATACAGCAACAACTACATTGACACAGCTGGCGACAACCCAAGAACCAGCACAGCTACACTGGCAGGTAATGCATTTGTCAGCGGTGCAGGTCTAAGCATGGACGGATACTTCCCAGATCGTTGGGTCACCGCTTCAGGCAACAACGAAGACGGGTCAGGCAGTTTTGGTCGCAAAGCACAACGCAAGGTAGTTACACAGGCTTTGAAGTCAGTGATTGATACAAGCCAAGAAATCCGTGATGAAGAAAGAAGAAACTTCAACATCATAGCTTGCCCAGGTTATCCAGAAACAATGAGCAATCTAGTTAATCTCAACATTGATAGAGGTATCACTGCATTTGTCATAGGTGATACTCCATTGAGATTACCTGCAGATGCTACATCATTAAACAACTGGGGAACTAATGCAGAATTGGTCACAGACAACGGCGATGACGGTATTGTGACCTATGATGAATATTTGGCTACATACTATCCAAATGGATTTACCACTGACCTAAGTGGTTCTAATGCAGTGGTTCCAGCAAGTCATATGATGCTGAAAACTATCGCACTCAGCGATAATGTCAGTTTCCCATGGTTTGCACCAGCAGGCACACGTCGTGGTGGTATTACTAATGCCACAGCAGTGGGCTATATTGATGCAGCCACAGGCGAGTTCCAAACTGTAGCACTCAACGAAGGTCAACGTGATACACTATATGAACTAAAGGTTAATCCAATTCCATTCTTCAACGGAGTGGGACTTGTAGCCTACGGTCAAAAGACTCGTGCAAGAAATGCATCAGCACTAGATCGTATCAACGTAGCACGTTTGGTAGTATATCTACGTAGCCAGTTGAACAAATTGGCTCGTCCATATTTGTTTGAACCCAACGACAAGATTACCAGAGATGAAATCAAACAAGCGGCAGAAAGCCTATTGTTGGAATTGGTAGGCTTGAGAGCAATCTACGACTTTGCGGTTGTGTGTGATGAAAGCAACAACACTCCGTCTCGTATCGATCGCAACGAACTTTATGTTGATATCGCTATAGAGCCAGTGAAAGCCATTGAGTTCATTTACATTCCATTGCGTATCAAGAACACAGGAGAAATTTAAAAATGGCAATTACATCGCTTAACAACATTGGTATTCCAACTACCAACGCAGCTGGCAGCACTCAAGTGCTGTTGATGCCAAAATTAAAATATCGCTTTAGAGTTACACTGTTGGGATTTGGAGTTACCGCAGCCACTGAACTTACTAAACAGGTGCAGGACGTTACAAGACCAAAAGTATCATTTGAAGAAATGGCTCTGGACGTATACAACAGCAAGGTCAAACTTGCTGGTCGACACAGTCTAGAACCAGTGACTCTAACACTGCGTGATGATGCTAGTGGTCAAGTTCAGAAAATGGTAGGGCAACAAATCCAGAAGCAGTTCGATTTCATGGAACAGGCGTCAGCACGTTCAGGCATTGACTACAAATTTACCACACGTATAGAAGTTCTTGACGGCGGTAACGGATTGCTAGTACCAAGCACTTTAGAAACATTTGAACTATATGGATGCTTCATTCAAAATGCAGACTATGGTGATGCAAACTACAGCACCAATGAGCATATGACTGTTGCTCTGTCTATTGTCTATGACAACCTATCACAGTTCGCAGCAGGTGCAGCAGCAGTGAGCCCAATAGGCGGCATTGGCGCAGCAGTTGGCAGAACTATTGGCGCAGCAACTACAGGCGCTTCTACAGCACAAGGTTAATCATAATCTTCAAAATAGCCCGACTAAAAATCGGGCTTTTTTTGTGGCATAAATATTTGTATGGCAAATAAATTCACAAGATACCTATCAGAGTTCGGTTCTGGCTTGATTGAGGGTGTGACCAAACCTAAAGGTCAGATGAGTGATTATCGTCACGCCACTAGATTGTTCGTTGACAACGGGCTACGGCTCAGTCCAAAGACCAAATTTCTGTTTTACGTGTATTTTGAAATGGATAATTCAGTGCGAGGCATGTCACCATTCAGTGCCAAACACAAGAACGAAGCAGGCCTATTAGTCAAGAGTGCTGATCTTCCTAAATTTAATTTTGATTCGGTAGTAATGAATCAATACAATCGTAAAAAACTCGTATACAAGCAGATAAACTATGATCCAGTAAACATCAACATGCACGATGACAGCAATAATGTTATCAGTGCCATGTGGGCCTTGTATTATGGCTACTACATCGGCGATAGGCATAATCCCAACGCTGCCTACGAATCCAATCATTATAGACCCACTGGTACTAACAAAGACAATTTTCGATATGGCCTAGACAATGACAAGAGCGTGGATTTTTTTAAATCTGTAACTATCTATACCATGAGTCGTAGAAGATTTGTTGGTTACACATTAGTAAATCCTCGAATTAAATCATGGAGCCATGGCGGCATGGATTATTCAGCTGGTGAATTCAACGAAAGTCAAATGACTCTAGAATACGAAGCTGTGCGATACAGCACAGGCAATGTATCTGTGGGAACACCTAAAGGATTTGCAACCTTGCACTATGACACTGTTCCAAGTCCACTGAGTGTGGCAGGAGGTGGTGTTTCTACACTCACAGGAGAGGGTGGTGTACTAGATGGCCTTGATCAGATTTTTGGCAGTATTGGTAACGGAGCAGCGTTTGATACACCCGGAGGTTTTATAGGCACCTTGGCCAAGACTTTTAACACCTACAAAAATTTCAAAAGTCTCAGCAAAGAGCAATTAGCCAGCGAAGCCATTAACATATTAAGTAACCCAGGAAATATTTCAACAGCAATTGATAAAGTCAGCGGAGTTGTCGGAACAGTGTTTCCTAAAAGTGCTACTACAGAATCCACAACCAACGCTAGACAACGCAATATCACAGGTAATTAATCATGGCTACTAATTTACCAGCACAACCTATTGAAGACAGCGCAGCAGCGACCAAACTATATTTTGAAAACTATGGCGAATCTGCTCTAGAGTTTCCCTCCAACGATGTCGCCGCTGCTGTGAGCTTTTTCCAACAGGCTGGATTTGATCTCGATGCTGCCTCAACTTCTGCAGCAGTGGTACTAAGACAGGCCAAGCTCGACAACACACCTATTTTTCAAATCTTAGATACACTAAAGAATTTTCCAGGAGTTTCACTGAGCCAGATAGTTGCAGAAATACTCAACAACAATCGCGTGCCTACATCTATATTGGGATATAGAACTCAAAACGTCAATACCAATAAGACTAGAAATATCGCTGCCTAATGTCTAAATTCGCACAGGGACGATTTGAAATGAAAAACCCTGCCAAGTATGTTGGCAAGAAAACACCATTGGCTCGTAGTTCATGGGAATTTGTGTTCATGCGCATGTTGGATGAGCATCAAGGTGTAGAAAATTGGGCCAGCGAAAGCATACAGATACCGTATAGAGATCCCTTGACTGGCAAATACACAATATATGTGCCTGATTTCTTTGTGGTCTACAAAGACAAAACTGGCAAGAAGCATGCAGAAGTCGTTGAGGTGAAACCGCAGAGTCAAACCCTAAGAGAATCGGTAGGAAAAAGCAGATACAATCAAGAACAGTATATCAAAAATATGGCCAAATGGGAGGCTGCTACAGCTTGGTGCAAGCAGCAGGGACTAAGATTTAGGGTAGTCAACGAAGGTGATATTTTCCATCAAGGATCAAAAAGAAAATGATGCATTATTCACAGGTTGGTCAAGATATCTTTGCGCTTCAAATATGTAATCACAAATCATATGTAGAGATTGGTGCAGCAGATCCTATAAAAATGAATAATACTTTTTTGTTAGAAAAACAGGGTTGGACTGGTATTAGTTTAGAACTTAATACAGATTTTAAAGAAGATTGGAACAATATCAGAAGTAATTCTTGCTATTATACAGACGCAGTTAATTATAAGTATAATTTAAAAGATCGAATGGGATATTTGAGTTGTGACATTAATCCTCCAGAATTAACATTGCAGGTGCTCAAAAATGTAATCGATCAGGGTATTGTTTTTGACTGTATTACTTTTGAACATGACGATTATTGGCGAGAAGAAAAAGGATTTTTGGAAACATGTAATTCTGCAAAAGAATATTTAGATAGTAAAGGCTACAGAGTTGCAGTAAATAACGTATTTGCTACTAGAAGAAGAAAATCTTGGACAGGTGAATGTCATTTTGAAACCTGGTATGTGAATAAAGATATAGAATTTAAAACTGTAGAATATAGAGACTGGGTTAAAACACAGATAAGTATGATATGACGAAAAAATTAGAAGAACTATTTGATTTAGAATCTCAAGCTGAACCGGCAGCACCACCACCGCCTGTGCATGAAGAAATCAACAGTCTCGATGATCAGTATCAAGCAGTGCAAAAGATCGTGCAAACACTGCCACATATACAAGAACTAGAAAATCTTGATGAGCAAGAACTAGATAATCTTGCCAAAAAAGCAGAACAGGCCTATGACGATCTCATGGATCTAGGCATGAATGTAGAAGTGAGATATTCGGGTAGGATATTTGAAGTAGCTAGCTCAATGATGGGCAACGCTATCACTGCCAAAAGCAACAAGATAGAAAAGAAACTCAAAGCTGTGGATCTGCAGCTGAAAAAACTAAAAATAGACAACGATGCTGGGGTAGATCCCAACAACGTAATAAATGGGCAGGGTTATGTGATCACAGACCGTAACGAACTGCTGAAAAAATTAAGCGGAAAAGCATAAATACTCATATGAAAACTTTTAAAGAATATCTCGTCGAAAACAAAAAAATTTACAGCTTTAAGATCAAAGTTGCGGGCGATGTTCCTGAAAAATTCCAAGAAGCACTAAAGTCACGCCTGGACAGTTGCAAGGTTATGACCTTTGAAAAGCTGTCAACAACACCTATACAAAAATTGCCCTTAGATTTTCCAGGCAAAGAAAACATGCAGGTTACTATATATGAAGTGATCTGCGAATATCCTACAACACCGCCTGAAATTGCTACTCATGTCAAAGCCATGGGCATTGATGAAGATTGTTTCCGTGTTAGAAACAGTGGCGAGCCTACAGAAGCAGATCAGGTATTGCTGGACGATGAACCCAGCGGTGAAGCCATGTTGGATGAACAAGATTTAGACAAAGGCACAGGAAAAATCAAACACAAAGATTATTTTGGTGATGATTTTAACAAAGGGTTTCTTAAAGATTTAAGCAAAACAGCCAAGCAGAGAACCAAAGATGGATTTGCTGCTGAATATAAAATACCCAAGCAAAAAACAGACAAAGCTGGATCTATGAGTCCAATGTCAAACGCTGGCAAACAAGATCCACGCAAAGGAAATTAACTATGAACTTTCAAGAACTAATGGCAAAAATGCAGGAATTAGACAGGCCCGCCACAGAAGCCTGTGGTGACTCACCTATGCCAATGAGCATGCCATCGATGCCAGAGAAACCAGACACACCGCCACCAAGCATGAGTTTAAATCTCAATGCACAAGGCATGGACAACATCGAAGAACTAATGAAGCTGATGACCAAAGTTAATCCAGACATGATTAATCAGCCAGCACCGATGAATTCTATCAGCATCGAACCTATGGACAAGCCTATGGGAGGCGCTATGGGCGGACTACCTCCATTGAAAATGCTGCCAGACATGGACAGCGACTATGATAACAGCGGAGATCTTGATGCACACGAAAAAGATCACGCAGATGAAAAACCCTTGATCAAAACTCTAGATCAAGATGACGACGGTGACCATGACATGGATGATCATGACATGGAAAAGAAAA